GAGGCTGTTCACAGGCACAGATGCGGAGAACCCCTCCGCCGGTGTGGTCCGCCCGGATGACTACCACGCCACCTCCAACCAGCGCGTCTGGAAGCGAGTTCTCTAATCCCATGAAACCCCCTCCCTACCTGAAGCTGCTCTGCCTGGCGGCCCTCATGGTTTGCTCAGCTTTTGCGCAGACCAAAACCGTGCTCAAGAATGTCGGTGCCAACACCTTGACGGAGAGCTTCATCGTCCCGTCTGGGGCGTCGATCACCGTGGCTCCCGGGGCGAGCATCATCAACCAGGGCACCGCCACAGGGTTTGACTCCGCGTCCCTGGTCCCTTGGACCAACATTACGGGCAAACCTACCACGCTGTCGGGGTTCGGGATCACTGACGGGCTGACATCCGCAGCCGCTGCGTCAACCTACCTGACGCAGGCTTCAGCTACTTCGACTTACCTGACCCAATCCGCAGCGGCGTCAACTTACCTCACGAGCACCGCGGCGTCGTCAACCTATCTCACGCTCTCTGCTGCCACGTCCACCTACCTCACCCAAGCGGCGGCTGCGTCAACCTACCTCACGAGCTCCTCCGCCGCCTCAACCTACCTCACGAGCGCCACGGCGTCGTCAACTTACCTGGCCCTTTCGGCGGCTGCGTCAACTTATCTCACCCAGGCGGCGGCCATCGCTGGCTACCAGCCCAAGGACGACGATTTGATCTCCATCGCCGCGCTGACGACCACGGCATTCGGGCGTAGCCTGCTCACCCAGCCGTCAGCTCTCGCCGCCAGGCGTGCGGTCCAGGTGTCGATTGAAGTCCCCGGGGTCCAGCAGGTGACTGCGTTGTCCTTCGGCGGCGTGACCAGCGGAGACTACATCGACATCCCCTACTCAGCTACTGCTGTCCTACGGCTCTGGTTCAATGTTGACGCCAGCGGCGGATCCCCCAGCGCCCCGGGCACCGGCATGTTGGCGGAGGTTGCTGTTAGCTCTTCAGACACGCCTAATGACTGGGCTTACGCGGTTTATGTGGTGGGTCAAACTACCTCCGGGACCACGGGGCTGACTTTTTTTTACGACGCTGTCTCTGGGGCGGTGAATGTGACTCAACCCCTTGGAGTCACTTCCTCCTTCACCGGGACGGCTGGCACTGCCAACATCATCACCCCAGGAGCGGCCGCGTATGACAAGTTGACCCCCCTCCGCATGGATGACATGGTCTTGCCCGGGCAGGAAGCGGGCTTCGGTGTGGCTACCTTTAACGGGGACACTTGGGCGACTACAAGCTCGTTTGCCTGGGAATTTGTGTCCAAGGTCGGGTCGAGTCTTGCAGACCTAGCTACTCGCTCTGCCAGCGACCTTAACAGCGGCACCCTTGGCGGGGCTCGCCTGCCAGCGCCTACCACGACGGTCCTTGGGGGAGTCAAGCGGAACACCGGCACGGCCGGCCAGTATGTCAGCGGCATCGACTCCGCCGGCGGTCTGCTCTATGGCGGGCCTGCCCCGGATGTGCGCTATTACACCGCTAATAGCACCTGGACCAACCCAAGCCCCAGCACTCCTCGTCGTGTATTCGTTCGGCTTGTAGGCGGCGGTGGGGGCGGCGGGTCAGGACGTAAAGGCAATGCGGGGACCATCCGCACTGGCGGAGGCGGTGGTGGCGGCGCTGCTGTAATCGAGTTTTGGGCGCTTACTACCGAACTAGGGTCTACTGAGTCAGTCACAGTCGGCGCAGGCGGGACTGGCGGGGCAAGTCAAGCTACAGATGCGACCAATGGCAATCAAGGCCTCGATGGTGGCAACTCTATTTTTGCTGGGACCACCGCAGTGGGCGGCAGCTATGGCTTCGGCGGGACGACTACAACAGGCACAGCGGGCGCACTTACTGCCAACGCCTCTGTCATCGGTGTTGACTATGCCTCCTCGGCAGCCGGGGGCGCTGCCGGAGCGAGCGGAGTAGCTGGAGTGGCAGCCGCAGCGGTGCTATTTCACGCCCCCACCGGAGGAGGTGGCGGTGGCGGACTTGACGCATCCAATACCAATCGAGCCGGGGGTGCCGGCGGTAACATGGGGACCGCTGGTTCGACGACCCTAATCAACGGCGGCGCTGCGGGAGCTACTGGCGGCGGCAACGGCGGCAACGGACTTGCTGGCCGTGGTTCAGGGACCGGCGGCGGAGGTGGTGGGACATCGAGCGCTGGGGCGGGGGGCAACGGCGGCAACGGCGGAGGCTTCGGCTCCGGCGGCGGTGGTGGCGGTGCCGGCACATCAGCTGTCGGGAACTCCGGCGCAGGCGGGGATGGAGCTCCTGGGTATATTCTCGTCATCACTTACTGACCACCATGAAACGCATCGCCCACATCGAAGAGAACCTGATCGTCAATGTCTCGCTGGCCGAGGACGACGAGCCTCTGGCTCCTGGGACCATGCTGGAGAGTGAAGCCCTGGCCGCCGGGCTCACCCACCGCTCAGTCCCCAGGGATGAGGTCGCACAGCGCCGAGCTCACATGGCCTCCATCCTTGACGCCCTTCCAGTCGCTGTTCAGGCCAGCCTGTGGCCCACGCGGATCGCTGTGGAGCAGGCGCTCGATCGTGGGCGCCTTGACATCGCCCGTCAGCTTGTGCAGGACACCCAGGTTCCAACCGAGCTTGAGGATGCCAAGAGCTCAATCCTTGCCCTCTTCCCCGTATGACACACCACGCCCACGACTACCTGCAGACCACGCTGACCGCAGTCATCGGGGGCACCTTCAACCTCTTTGCCTTCCTCATTTCCATGCAGGATATTGAACAGTGGCTGCGCGTCAGCTCCCTGATCGCAGGTAACCTCGTCGGGTTCCTGACCGCGTGGAAGTTGGTGTTGGCCATCCGGGCCAAGAAGGCCGTTGACAACATGGACCCGTAAGGTCAGACTTTGACGCTATGCCAACGAAACCCTCCAAAACCACCATCATCGGGATCTTCACCATCATCGCCGCCGTCTCCAACGCCGCCGTCAACTTCCTCAAGACCGGCACCGTCGGCGACATCGGCGAAGTCATGGCCCTCGTCATGGGTGGTTACGGCCTCATCAAAGCCGCTGACGCCAAGTAATGGCTGTTGGGCTCACATCCTCCCTCGTGACACTGATGCTCGCCGCCGCTGAGGCTGTGCGGGCATTCCCCATCTGGCTTGCTTGGAAGCTCGCCATCGACCTCAACAATATCGACGATGAGATTCTTCGCCTCAACGCTGCTGCTTCTCCTGACCGTGCCCGGCTGCTGCAGCTCGAAATGCGGCATGGCCGCCTCTCCCGCCTCTATGCCGTCGTCAGCCCCTCCCAGGCTGCACCTCAAGGCGGGGCAGGCCTACGTCCCGGCAGCCGATGAGACGTGGGTTAACCTCCAGGACCACCTGGAGATCCTCGCTGACCGCAACCGCCTTCGCGCCCTCCTCCAGTGAGCAGGTCCGTGCCAGTCACTGAACGCAAGCTGGGACGCCACCGCGCCCGGGGGCTCTACTGGCCTGACGATAAGGTCATCGAAATCGACCCGCGGCTGCCCCCTCAGCAACGCCTGGAAGTCCTTGTCCACGAGTTCCTCCACCACCGGTTCCCCCACTGGACGGAGGAGTTTGTCACCAAGGAGGCTACCCACCTAGCTCGGTTCCTCTGGAAGCAGAACTTCCGTCAAACCCTATGAGACCCCCACACGAGATCGCCATCGGCACCCACATCCTTGACGTCGAAGCCCGCCGCGACCGCAACGGCCGCCTAGGAGTCTACAAGCTGCCCGCCGGCGACGGCGGGGGAACCTATGAGGTGGCGGGGATCAACGACCGCTACCACCCGGCCGCGGCTGCGCGCCTTCGCGAACTCATTGAGCGCAAGAAATTCCGGCAGGCTGAGCAGGAGGCGATCGAGCACATCCTCAAGGTCACTGACGAAGCAGGTAATTGGGCCAGGTCGCCTTCCGCCGAAGCCGCCCTGCGGGATACCGCCTTCAACCGGGGGACTACCGGATGCGCCCGCATCCTGCAGATGACCCTGAATGTGGAGGTTGACGGCAAGGTCGGTCCCTTGACGCTCGCAGCCCTGCAACGAGCCGAACGGGAGCCCCGCGCTTTCCTGCTCCGCTTCCGGGAAGCCCGTGAGGCCTACGAGCTCAAGGTTGCCCCTCCTGTCGGCAAGCGGGCGAAGTTTTGGAAAGGACTTGTTTCTCGCTGGGACGCGACTACCAAGTTCGCGAACACACTCGCTTGACCTATGGCTACCTGGAAAGGCAAAGAAGTCACCCTCGACTCCCCTCGGAAGATGCCCGGCATCACCCCGGAGGGTAAGAAGAAGAGCGTCTTCGTGCGCGACCCTGATTCCGGCAAGATTCGCGTCGTCCACTTCGGCGCCGAAGGCTACGGCCACAATTATTCTGAGGCCGCCCGCAAGAGTTATCTCGCCCGGTCCGCAAAGATCCGGGACAAGAGTGGCGACCTCACCAAGGATGACAAGACGAGTCCCAACTACTGGGCTCGCCGTGAACTTTGGGCCGGCCCTGGCGGCGATCGGAAGACCCCGCCTCGTGGCAAGGGCAAGTATTGACGCCGCTGGAGACGGCGGTTAGGTTGACGACATGATCCGCCCGAAGCCTGACATCCCTGAGCGCGTCCCTGTTCTTTCCTTCCCCACGCCGGAGGGTCAGGCCGACCTGCTGTTCTATGAGATCAGGGACGGGTCCCTGCCGAAGAACAAGGAGTGGAGCTACGGCGACCCCCACCCTGACAGCGCCAACTACCCGCACCACGAACTCGTCTTTGTGACGAGCGAAGGCAGCTCTGCCTGGCAGCGCTGGTATTATGCCGCCGCCCGGGAGAACCAGCACCTCTACAACTGGCAGGTGAGCGACACCTCCGAGTGGCCGCAGCTGACGCAGACCTTCGTGCTCCGCCGTGCCGATTTCTCGGTCACGTCAACCTACCAGATGCCTCCCCTGGATTATTTCCCCTACCCGCTGGAGTGGGCTGTGACCGGGCTGGAGGAGCGCCCGATCAATGACGAGGTGCTCGCCTCGCTGTTCGTCACCGTGGTGGTGTCACGCGAGAAGCTCTACGTCCGCCAGGTCGTGGGCACGGGCGACATCGCAACGGTTGACGGCGTCGCCGGTGGGACCATCTCCACCACCCTCGCCAGCGTGGGCCGCTACATCGAGTGCCCTGCCGCATTCCCGGCCCCCGGCACGCGGGTCACCGCCGCCACTCCCCCGAGCACGGTGGTCACTGCGGCCCAAGCCTTTGCCACCGGCACGTTCCCTGCGACCGTGGTCAGCTACGTCGAGAACGAGTTGATTGGCCGCGAGTTTGACGCTGACATCAACGACACCACGCCCTACCGCCGCGCCAAGGTCCCGGCCGGGTCTTCCATTCCGTCCGGCATCCAGCCGGACGGCACGATCATCGAGTTGCAGCCCGTCAACTCGCTTTGGTCGATCAAGACTACCAAGCAGGCTGCCGGGCTCGCCGGCTCTGCGGTCAAGGGCAAGGCTTCCAGGACTTTCCAGATCGTGACGAACTGGGCCTGGCCTGCCGTGCTCGACTACATCAAGATCACCCCGGTCTATGCTGATAACACGACTGTCTACTCCGCGATCACGGGGTATATCACTGCTCCCGTCTTCGCTGCGGATGCTTACTCTGGCCCTTGCCTCGCCACCATCATCGAGACGTGGACCTCTAAGCTCCCTGTTGTCGGCGGCGATACGTCCTGGGACAGTGACGCGGAGACGAGCCCTTATCTGGAGGAGCCGACCACGCTCCTGCCGAAGTCGATCACCTTCCGCAGCCCCTTGCTTGACGTCGTGGTCCCGGAGTGCCTGCACGACTACATCGAGTTCTTCGCCGCCAATTTCCAGCATGCCTACCCGGCGACCAACCACGTTCGCTGGCCCGGCAGTGTCGTGGCGGAAGTCACACTACAGCCTCATCAAGGTGGGTGGATGAAGCGGGTGATGATTGTCAACGCCCCTTCTGCCGCAGGCACACTCCCGGATCTCTATCTCACCTTGGCCGAAACATTTGCGACCTCCTTCCGCGTTTCGTGGGCCAATCTGACCGGCACCACGGCGCTGAAACTCGACGTCGCAGCTGACCCTACCTTTAGAACCGGGTTTCTACCTGGTTATAATGGGTTCAGCGTGCTCGGTAACACCACCCACACGGTGACGCCAGTGCCGCGTGGCATCCCTTACTATGTCCGCCTGACCGCAACGCGCACCATCGGAGCCTCCACCTTCAACACCGTGTCCAACACGGTTGTCGTGATGTGCCCTCCGCAGCCCGAGATCACGCTCTACACCCCCGGGGCTGACGGGGTTGCTGGCACGGCTGACGACATCGAGCTGACGCCGGTCACCGGCACTTTTGCCTTTGGTCAAGCGCAGACTGTGGGAGGGGTCACGAAGCAACTCGTGATCCGCAACCCCGGGCTCCTGCCGCTCACCGGGCTGGTCATCGACTTTGACGGCCCGCGTAAGGCCTTCTACTCTGTCGTCGGCTCCCTCCCGGCGTCGATCGCTCCCGGTGAGTTTGCTGTGGTCAACCTCCGCCTGCTGCCGGATTCAGCTGTGGGCGCCGTCGATGTGACCATGACGGTCACTTCCAACGCGGCGAACATCCCGTCCTACGCCGTCAACGTCACCGGCACCGCAGTCCAGCCCGAGATTGACGTCTACTATGGCGTGACGCCCGTGGCCACCGGCAGCACGGTTTCCCTTGGCAACGTCAACACCGGCAGCAACTCGACCTTCACCTTCACGATCAACAACACAGGCAACGGCCCGTTGTCGGCTGTCGTTTCAGCCTCATCTACTCCAACCCCCGGGGATGCCCAGCCTCCCTGGCAGCTCGTCTCCGCTCCCTCGGCTGACATCCCGGCCGGAGGCTCGGCTACCTTTGCCGCCACCTTCGCCCCCTCCGCTGGCGGAGCCCGCACGCTCAATATCTCCATCAGCAACAATGACCCGACGGGCGGCGAAAACCCGTATCTGCTGACGCTGTCCGCCACAGGGGTTGACGTCGGGCGCATCGACCTGACCTCCCCCGACGGGGCTGACATGTCCCCAGGCGGGAGCTACTACTTCGGGTTCTCCGCCGTCTCGACACTCAAGCAGGCCACATTCACCATCCGCAACGTCGGGACTGGGGCGCTAAACTCCCTGTCTGCCGCGCTGTCTGGGACCAACGCCGCTGACTTTTCTTTCGGGTCCATCTCCCCCGCATCTATTCCAGCGGGGGGCACCGGAACGATCACTGTCGGGTTCACTCCCTCAGCTACGGACCTGCGCTCCGCCGTGCTGACGTTCTCCAGCAGCGACCCTGACCAACCAACCTACGCCGTCAACATCACCGGCACTGGTGGCACTGAGCATGAGATCCAGGTTGAAAGTCCGGTCGGCACCAACCTGACCACTGGCGGAGGGGTGTCCTTCGGGTCCATTCTCACCGGGTCGTCCAGCGCTGCCCGCCGTTTCACCATCCGAAACGTAGGCAACGCCCGCCTCACATTTGACGCTACCCCGGTGACGATCACCGGCACGGATGCAGCCAAGTTTTTTGTGACTGCCCTGGCCCCTGTCTCAGGGACGACCCCGCCAAGTTACCTTGATGGAGGGGAGTCGACTTACTTTGACGTCACTTTCACCCCCGGCACCAGCCTAGGCCCGCTCACGGCTACGATCAACATTGGTAGCAATGACCATGATGAGGACCCCTTCGTGATTAACCTGACCGGCTACGGCTACAACTCCGGCAGCCTCCAGAATTACCAGGCAAGCTCGCTGATCTTGGGACAACCATCGACTACCTCTGACGCGGATGGGAGCGACGCAGACTCCATGAGTTACGGGAGTTACGGGGGGTCTGTGGCAGTGAGTGCGAGTGGTCGCGTGGCTGTCGCTGACACGCAAAACCACCGAGTGATGATCTGGAACTCCTATGCAAGCCTTGCCACGGGTGCCCCAGCTGACTTTGTCCTCGGGCAGTCTGTTGGGACGAGCTCGCTGTCTATGGTTTCTCCGATCGCAGTGGCGTGGTATGGTCAGAAGTTGCTCGTCGGAGACACAGGCAACAACCGCATCCTGCTCTGGAATAACCCACTGTCTAACGCCACTCCGGCTGATCTGGTGCTTGGGCAGGGAACTTCGTTCACCACCAGCACTTCAGGAATTAGCCTGACCAAATTCAAGCGCATCACCTCCCTCTATGTCACCTCTACTGGAGTGGTTGTCGCCGCCGACCCAGACAACCACCGGGTCATGGTATGGACCACATTCCCCGCCGCGAACGGAGCCTCTGCAGCTTTCGTGCTCGGGCAGCCGAATGCTACGACTGGGACAGCCCCCACGGCACGGACTTACCTCGCAGGGTCTTCCATCTGCCCGAGGTTCTACACTCCTACCGGAGTGTGCGTGAGCCCCACGGACGGCAAGATGTATGTGGCCGACACTAACCATGACCGCGTGGTTGTCTATGCCTCCGTCCCGTCAGCAGCTGACGCGGTGCCCACCGGGGTCCTGTTCCAGTCGTCCTTGACGAGCGCTGACACCGGACTCGGCCAAGGCCTGTGCGACCTGCCGGTCGGGGTGTCCGCCAACACGGCGAATCAACTGGTCGTCGCTGATGCCAGCAACCGGCGCGCCCTGTTGTTCTACACCTCGCCGACCACTGGCAGCCTGCCGGGTGCCGCGCTTGGCCAGCCTGACTTCGTGACGGCCTCGATCCCTTCCCGTTCAGGGCAGACACTTTCCGAGATCAAAGGACTGTCCTGGTTCGGCGGCGACCTGCTCGTGCGCGACGACAACCGGGTCGTCATCTTCAAGCCATGACCGAACCCCCCGACAACCCCGAACCCCAGCAGCCCAGCTTCCTTGAGATCCTCAACGGAGGCGCGGGCGGGGACGCTCAGTTCACTGCGCTGAAGACGGTGACCAGGCAGCAGATTGACGGGGCCTTCAGCCTGTTCTGCGTGCTCGGCGCGGGGCGTGTGGGCGGACGCTCATCTTCGACCGAGCAATTCCTCTTCCTCAAATGACCTCTGACCAGCTGCTCGACGGACTCGCCGGCCCGGAAGCCCAGGCGAACGAGGTGCTGCGCATCGTTTCGTCAATGATTGACGCTGCGGTGCAGGAGGTTGGCGGGGTCTACTCCGCCGACGCTGACACCTTGACCCACCCCGGCTTCCCTGTTGTAGTAGTCCGCGACGCACCATGAGCCCCGAACAAGCCCGCCAAGTCATCCAGGACGCCGCCGATTACATCGCCGAGTGGAAGGACCGCCTCCGCATCAACACCGGCCGGGGCGTGGAAACCTGGGACTCTCCAACCGGCCAGATGGTTGCGGTGGCACCGGAGGGCGAGGAGGAGGGCAAGGAGCCTGCTGTGCTGGACGTCTACCTGTGGGTCAACTCACGCCGGGTCACGGTGCGCGAACCTGTCAGCATCCCTGGTGGCGGCGGGGCGGGTGACCCAGGCGGCGTGGATACCGAGGTGACGGGGTGGTATGTGCCTTTCCCCCTTAGCTGGCTCGCCTCCCGTGAATACCCGTCAGAATACGACAAGACCGTGTTCAGGGACTCCGACCTACTGGAGGATGTGCCGGGGCAGCCCGGCTACTACCGCCCTGTCTACCGCCCAGGTGTGCATCAGTATCTCGCCCCCATACGGTCATTCACAAACTCCCCGCTGCCCACGGAGACCCCTCTCACGGGAGGGGCGAACTACTACCCCCAGGACAGCGCCGCTCCCAGCGGCAGGGTCTCATCGACGGTCTCCATGGAGATCGCGATCCGGGGCTACACGCCCGAATATCTTGACGACCGAGCCAACCGGGGCCTGGACCCGGAGTTCTCCAAGGGGGTTGGGGTTGGGAGCTACGATCTGATCCTCCGCCAGGATGACCTTGTGAAAGGCCCCGACTACTATGTTGACGGTGAGGCCTATTGGAGCACCAACCCGCGCCTGACTTCCAGCCGCGTCAGGGTTGGGTTCTACCCCGTCTCACTCACCTTCTTCCCCCTGGTCAACGGCCCCGATCTGTCTTCCCCAGGGTGGGGTTCCTACGGTGAGGTCGCCCTGATGGCTTACCGAAAGGTTTGACGCCTGCCACCCAACCAGTTACCTTCCCCCATGCCCTCCGCCCGTCTCACTGTTGCCAAGGCCCGCGACCTGCTCTTCGAGCATGTGGATGCGCGCAACCCGATGGATGAGAAATTCCTGCGGTGCCTCAACCAGGTGACCCAGCGATTCCTTGACAGCGGCCTGTGGGCCAAGTCCGAGTTCGTGGTGGAGGTCAGCGCCCCCAACGGATACATCACACTCCCGCGCAGGGCTGCGGCGCTGCTCGGCCTGCAGGTATCCAACCAGTCGCCCCGCCGCATCTACGCCCTCGCCCACGAGTTCAACGAAGTCGGCCCGGGCGCCCATAACTTTGACCGCACCATGAACTCCGTGATCGAGATGTCGGACGTCTGCGTCCACACCGATCTGACCGAGGAGGCCTCCGTTTTCCTGCGGGTGGCGGCTGGCGACACCGGCATCGGTGGCGAGGCTGTGCTGCGTGGGTATGATGCTGAAGGCCAGCGAATTGTGGACGCTGATGGCGTCGACGGCATGCGCGTCACACTCGCCGCCGGCGACAACACCTTCCCCCAGCAGGTTCTGAAGATCGAGAGCCTCACGCTCCCTGGCATGAGCAAATACTGCTCCCTCCGCTCCGGCGACACGGAGCTCGGGATCTATGAACCCGGCGAGGATGACCCCAGCTACCGGCGCTACAAGGTCGGAGCCATCTCTGACAACTGCACCATCTCCGCCCTCTGCAGCCGCCGCCATGTCGAACTCGTCCACGAGGATGACCTGGTGATTCCCAGCAACGTCGGCGCGCTGAAGCACGGGCTGATCGCTCTGCGCCTGGAGGACTCGTCAGACCTTGACTCGTCCATCGCCCACTTTGACCAGGCCTACGCCCTGCTCAACGCTGAGCTGCGCCGCCTGCGCGGCAAGGCTCGCGTGATTCCAACCTTCCACTACGGCTCTCCCGGACTCCGCACCGGCTACTGATATGGCTATCACCACCTCACGATACACCCTCGGCATGGATCGCGAAGTCCCTCGCGAGGCTGCCGCTTCCCGTGGCCGCGCTTCGCTCCTGCGCAAGGGGCTGCGCCAGGCCAAGAAGGAGAAGAACTACGAGAAGGCGCTGCAGTTCGCGGCCGGTCTCGAAGGGGAGGGCCAGGCCTACGGTAGCACTGGCCGCGCCGAAGATGTTGCCTCCATCGCCCAGGGCCGTGTGGCCTCCCGTGAAGCCCTGGCCAACCAGATGCGTGGGCAGCTGCCAGCCATGGCGGGACAGACCCGTGAGGGCAAGATCGCTGCGGCCAAGGCCGCCGGCACCTTTGAGTCCACCCGTCAGAAGTATAACGAGTCGGCCAAGTCCTTCGGCAAGGTCATGGACGAGGCTGGTAACATCACAGATCTGCCGAAGGAAACTCCCCCGGCTCCCTCAGGCGAGACTCCTCCGCCCGCTGGTTCGACTCCTCCGCCCGCTGGTTCGACTCCTCCCCCTCCCACCGAGTCGACCACGCCCGACGCGGGGGACGTTCGCGGTCCCGTTAAGGCTGGGTTTAGCCTGGCCCGGGAATACACCAAGGAGGAGATGGAGGACATGAACAAGCCGCTGCCGGAGCTACCAGCGGCTCCTGCTGCTCCTGCCGCCCCGGCCCCTGCTGCTCCTGCTCCTGCTCCTGCGGCTACGTCTGTGACAAAGCCCACGGCTCCTGTGTCGTCCCGTCCGCCAATTCAACTAGCTGCTCCGGCTGCTCCGCAGATGGCGGACAGTAGCGAAATCGCTCGTGGGATCGGTAAGACTGTTGACACAATGCGTGGAGTTCGTGTTCGCTCCGCTGAGGAGCTGCTGAAGAACAACCCCAGCTATCTCCCAGCTGCCGCGCTGCCTAAGCCTCCGATGATTGCCGCTCGTGAGCAAGGCGGCCCTGTCAAGGCTGGCCGGCCCTATCTTGTGGGCGAGCGCGGCCCCGAAATTGTCGTCCCTGCCGAGGATGGGGAAGTGGTTCCCAACAAGGACCTGAAGAAAAAGAAGGCTCGCAAACTTCTCCAGGCCGCCCTCGCAAAAAAGTAACTCTCCCCCACCATGGCTCTCGCTGACTGGCTCAACCCCGCAACCCCGCAGCCCACCTACCTCACCTCGCGTGCGATGGGTGTCGTTGTGCCCGAATACTTCAAGGCTGCCGCCGACGTGCGCAAGACCGCGCTCGGACTTGCCGGTCAGGAGCAGTCCCTGCGGATCAACGAGGAGGAAGCTCAGCGTCAACGCGATGCTGAACGCCGCCGCAAGGAGGAGGAAGCCGCCGCTGCTGCCCTGATGCCGGGCTTGACGAGCCTCGATCCCCGGAGCCCGACTTATTTCCAGGATCTCACCCGCGAGCTGTCCAAGCCCGGGGCCGCCAATGCCCTCGCCTCACGCTCCGTCCAGTCATTCCTCGGGGTCGCTGGGGAAGCGCGTGCCGAAAGCACCCGCCAGAAGGAACTGGCTGACGCGAATCAGCGCCGAATCGAAGAGGAAGGCCGCATCGCTGAGCGTGAGGTCGCCCGCGAAGACCGCGCTGACGCCCGCAGTAGCCTCGAAGGCGTGGAGCGTCTGGCTCAGAAGTATGCTGAAGACCTCGGTGACGAGGACTTCCTGCCCTCCTATTCCAAGAAGATCAACGAAATCCGCTCGCTCCAGCAGACCCGCCCGACGGAGGTTCCTGCCAAACTAGCCTCCTTGACGGAGGAGCTTACCCGCGACCGCAACCAGCGGTCCACGAAGAAGGATCTGCTCGACCTCGGCTTCTCCCCCGCTGAAATCGAAGCCCTGAAGAAACTTGACGGCGGCAAACTCGGGGACAACGCCCGGGCTCAGATCGGTCGGCGCAAGCAGGCCGCTTCCGCGACGGCCATCCTCAACGCCGAGATCGAGACGCTCCAATACAAGATCAAGGCGGAGCCGGCACGGCGCAGGGAATACATGGCGGAGCTTGACAGGCTCCTCACACAGGCCAAGAACCTCGGGGCTGCCGGACGCCCTGACGCCGCCCAAGATTTCCTGGACAGGAACAGGGGGGCTGCGGGATCGCCTCCCAGCACCCAGGGCTCCAGCGAGGCCTTCTAGGTTCCTTGACGAACGGGGCTTCTTTGGGCATGGTGGTTGAATATGGCCACTGCGACCGAAACCAAGCCCCAGACTTTCGCTGAACTCCCACGCTGGACTGACATCGAACAGTCCCCCTCTTACTCGACCTGGGACCCCAAGACCCGCAAGGAGACCTTTGACATCTGGCAGCAGAAGTTCACCAAGGCCGCGGCTGACGACTCTGACAACATCTCGCCTGAGCGGTGGGCTAAGTTCAAGGAGTTCCGCAAGCAGAAGGGGGCCGAGCTGCGTGGGGCCAGCGGCTTCGCCGCAGCTACCGAGGAGGCTGACAATGAGGCCTCGTCCGCGGCTCCTGACCGGATGCAGCTCGCGGCCCGCAAGCGCGAGATCGAGTCGAAGGCCAGGTCAACTTTCGGCGGGACTGACCTTGCCACCCTGACGCCCGAAGACCGTGACGAACTCCAGAAGCTGAAGAGCGTCCTGGGAGCCTCTGACGACGATGACCTTGACGCAGTCGAGGAAGTCGCCAACGACGACCGTGAGTTCCATGTCGCCAACGGCAAGTTCTACGCCAGCCCTTCCCTCGCCCTGTCCAAGTCTCGCTACCGCGACGCTGTCAAGGCGACCAACCTGACAGATGAGCAGAAGGCTGACGCCATGATGGAGGGCCGCCGGCTCCGCGAGGATGTGGGGGCCAAGCTCCGTGGCGAGATCACCAGCATGGAGGACGCCTTTGGCGACTCCGTCTGGGGCTCCAACAAGTTCAACCAGTTTGAGCGGGACCTCCGTGAGGCAAACCCTGACGCCACGGACGCTGATGTCATGGAGCGCTGGCAGGAAGAGAACGGTGCGTGGTATTCCAATCTCGGCACCCAGATCAAGCTCGGAGCCTTGCGGGGCATGAGCGATACCCTCGGTGCTTACTACGGCGTCAAGCGACTCGTCGGGGTGGAGGACGAGGAGACCGTCGCCCGTGCCGAAGCCACAGGGAAACTCAGTGGCGAGCTGGCTGCCGCCAGCGAGGCAACCGGGGGAGCAACATACGCCTCCGACGCGGCCTCGATGATGGTCACCTCCCTGGCCACCGCCCCCGCAGGCCTTGCTGGTCGAGGTGTGGTTGCTGGACTTCGCGGGGTGGGCACGCTCGCGGGCCGCACCGCTGCCGCCGCCACCGCAGGCCGTGTCGGCGCTGGCACCTTCGCCACAGCCGCCGCGCTCAGGGCCGGAGGTGCTGCGGCTGCCAAGATCGAAGCCCGCCGCCTGGCCCTGGCCAAGACCGGCGGTCTCGCCGCCTCGTCGTTCGCCGCTGGCATGCAGAGCGCTGGCGGAGCGTTCAACCAATACTTTGACGAGTTCCTCAAGGACGAGCTCTCCCGCATCCCCGATGCGGAGCGCACCCCCGAAGTCGTCGAGGCTGCCCGTCGTCGCGCCCGTGATGGCGCCCGTGCTCGTGCGATCGTTTCCGGCCTCGTCACCAGCGCGATCACCGCTGGATTCGGTGCCACCGGTGCTGAAAAGCTCGCTGCTCCCCAGGTCAGTAAAGCCGCGCAAGCCGCCAAGGAAGGCATGGCCGTGTTCCTCGGCAAGTCGCTCGGTAAAGAGGCCCTCTCGGAAGCCACCGAGGAAGGTCTTGACGAGTTCGTCAATGGCGTCATCGACAAGATCGCGGTCGACCCGGGCAAGCCGGTCTCTGAAATCGTGATGGACACCCTGAAGGCTGCGGCCGCTGGCGGCCTGCTCGGTGCTGGCATGTCCGCGCCATTCGCCACGATGGACGCCTACCTGGCCCGCCGCGAACTCAAGAAGAACCCTGCGGTCAAGGATCAGCTCGCCGCCGCCGACAATCTTGACGCTGCCGGTCTTCCTGCCTCGGCCGCGGCCATGCGCGAGAAGGCCAACCAGCAGGTCTCGCAGGCCGAACTCGATCAGCAAGCCGCGCAAGCACAGGCTGACGCGGAGGCTGCGCTGCAAGGTCAGCCCGCCTACGCCCAAGCCACGGTGGTCGCTCGCGACGTGGAGGCTCAGCTCAACGCTCTCCCCGCTGACGACCCCCAGCGCGAGGAGCTGCAGCAACGCCTTGATGGCCTGCGCGCTGCGATCTCCGCCAACCCTGACACCATGGTCCCTGTGGCCGAACCCGAGCAGGCGACGGCCGACCCATTTGCCACTCCAAGTGAGCCCTCGGAGACTGCCGCTCCTGCCGCTGTCAAGAAGCCCGCGACGATCCCTCCGCCCCCTCTCCCTCTTGACACAGCCACCGAAGAGGAGCTGACCAAGGACATTGAATACCGCAAGCAGTTCGCCTCTGAGTTCACTTATGGAGAGGCGGGTGACGCTGACCTCCAGAAGCAGATTGCCGATCTCGAAGCGAAGAAGGCTGCTAAATTCCCCGCTGCTCCTGCCGCCGCAGCCACTCCGGCCCCCGGACCCAAGAACGTGCTCGGCAAGGGCTCGGTTGTGACCTCTGACGTCTACCGTAGTGAGGGTGACATCATCGTCACCGGTGATGCGGTGTTCGAGGATGGTGAGTGGAAATACCCTGCCACCTTTACCGGGTCGCAACGCCGCGGCAACCTCGCTGACCGATTCATCACGACTGTCAAAGCTGCAGAGGCTGCCCCTGCCCCCACCCAGCCCGTCGCACCCTCCCCCGCAGCCCCAGCCCCGAAACCCCCCACCCCCAAAGCCGATGACACCCAAGCAAAAGAGCCGCAAGCAAGTGGCGTATCTCCTGTCCAAGGGCAGCCCGCTGGACGAGTCGCAGAAGAAAAAGCTCCAGCGCGAGCTCCATCAGGGACTCGTCAAGGTCAAGCAGCCCCGGGCCGGAAGCTGACCAAAGCGGAAGCTAAGGCGCAGCGCGCCCGCGTCACGCGGGAGGCCGCCGAGCTTGCCGCCCGCCTCTCTGCGGGAGCGACTCCGCCTGCCGTCAAACTCGTCAAGCGGGGCAAGCCTGCCCCGGCACCTGCCGCCCCCACTCAGCAGGAGGAAGCTGAGTCCCGGGTCATCAAGCTCATGCTTGAGACCGGCTTCATCCCGTCAAGCTCCGAGCTGAACTCGGCGATCAAGGCGTTGACCAAACGCGGCCCATCGAATGGCAGCCCCGAGGCGCGAGCTCTGGAAGCCCGCGTGCGCAAGGCCTGGGCTGATGCTCATCCGCCTGAGGGTGGCGAGCCTGAAGGCTTCTTCACCGGCTCGAAGTATGGGCCTAGGATGAAGCCGCTGCCTGACACCAAGGAGGCGATTGACAATGCTGGCGGTGCAGTCCCGTTCAAGACCGTCAATGGCGAGCGTGTCGGGTTCTTCACCAACGACCCTGTGCTGACGGCCAAGCAGCTCAACTCCGGGCTGAAGGTCACCGTGCCTGCTGACCTGCGCGACAAACTGGCCAAGGGCATTGAGATTGACGAGGCCACCGGCCAGGTGACCGCCGCCTATGACTACTCCCGTGGCGACACCCCCGTCACCGGGGAAGGCGAGTGGTATGAGCTTTACAAAGCCAGCCCACGGCGTCAGGCCCGCGTCGAGGCCATGCTGAAGGCAGGCGAGAACGTCGCCAAGAAGACGGGTAAGACCATGGAGCAGCTCCTGGATGACCTGCGTGCAGCGACCAATGTCCTCGTTGACGCCGTCTCGGGCAAGCGGCCGCTTGCCCCCACTGCGCTCGCCGAGATGAAGGAGGAAAAGAGGCAGCTCATCAAGCAGATCATGGCCCTGCAGAAGGAGCGCGACCCCCGCGTCCCATTCATCGGCACGGATGCCTATGTGAGCCAGCACGCCCCCGCCGAAGCCCCCGGGGAAGGAGCCCTCCTGACGAGCTACCTCCGCCTGGACACCAGGCCTGACCCCGCTTCCGGCATGACGTATGTCCAGGCCGTCGTGCGCAGGACGCTGGAGGAGCAGTTCCCCCGGCTGGCTGACAGCGACCTGGTCGAGACCATGGAGAACGCGGTCAACAACGAGGCGCTGGTCAAGGTTCGCAAGGCGCTCCTGGCCAACCCGGATGCCGACCCTGCAACCCTGCTGCCCAAGTTGCCGAACTTCGTGACTCTGGTCTACAAAAACGTCCTGAGGAAGTTTAACGACGCCGCCCGGACCCACCGCGCCCTGATTACCGGCAGCATTGACGAGGAGCTGTCAACTGCTGACCAGCTGACAGCCGGCCTGGCTGCGGAGGCGGCCTCGATTGACGCCGAAGCCCTCGCCGAGCAGATCAGCACGGATGAGGCTTCGGTCACCCCGCTCACGGGGGATGAAGTCAGCGAGCTCAAGGACACCCTGCAGGAGATGAATGATGGCAACCCCGACCCGGTCTCGCTGGGGCTGCTCCGAGCCAACCCGCTGCAGGCCCGCCGGGCTCTGGAAGCCGCTGAGCAGGGGCTCCAGTTCAAGGTCGGGCCTGATGGCAACCTGCTCTTCGAGCACGGCCCTCCCCTGTCTCAGGATGAGCGCACGGCGCTTGACGGCGTCCTCAACGGCGTGGTGCCTCCTGGCAGCAACGACCTGGCCAAGCACCTTGCCAGCGTCCCCGATGTCGCCCGTTTCTTTCTGGAGATGACGACTCTCGGACGTGCGGTCATGCGGAGCGCCAAGACTCCGATCGGGGCGCCGATGTTCTCGGAAGAGGACATCCGCAAGAAGAACCTCGTGGAGGTGTTCACCGTGGTCCACACGGGCGACACCTCTACGGCCGGCCGCATCATCGACCAGGCCGTCAAGAACATCGCGGCCAACGCCGGATACACGCACCTCACCCATGCGGAGGCCAGGGCCTGGCTCCGCCGCGTGTTGCAATCGACCGCCCGGACCACGGAAGTTGTGGGGCGTGCCGCTCCCCCTAGCGCCGCCTCTGAGCGACGGGTTCAGGAGCGGGTCGCGGAACTGCAGACCAGCGTCGAGAGCGGCAAGGCCCTCGTCGCCCGCATCAAGGCCGAGATGGACCGCATCGAGGCACGCCAGCGTGTGGTCCGCGGGCGCATTGATGAACTCAGGGCGCAGAGCAAGGACCCCAACCTGGACAAGAAGACGCAGGAGGCCAACCGCAGGGAGCTCGCCAAGCTCAACGCGGAGCTCTCCTCCCTGAACGAGTCCCGCCAGCTGTCAGACATCAACCTGCGCGACGCCGCCGACTCCCTTGAGGGCGTCACCCGCGCCTACGCGGCGATCCGCAGCAAGGTCGCCCCGCCTCCGGCGGCTGTGCTCTCTGTCGCCAAAGCCAAGGTTGACGCGGATCTCAAGGCTGCGGAAGCCAGGGGAGTGGCCAAGCGCCGGGACATGACTTCTCCCGCGCCGACCAAGGCGGTCAAGGCCGGTGTGGTCCCGACCAAGGCGATTGTCCCCGAGCCGGTCAACACGGCGGAGGAACGCTCCATGTTCAGGAGCGAGCTCGCCGCGATCGGCCTGGTGGACGGCGCCGACCGCGTCAGCCTCTACGATGCGCTGAAGCGGATGAGCCTCAAAGCCTCCGCCGCCAGCGACTACTTCAAGTCACTGGCCCGCGTCTTCCACGGCAAGCCCTCCCTGCTGGACGGCATCGACAATGTGCAGATCATCGAAGACCCGGCGCTCTCCGCCGACGTCAGCGTGGTCGAAGGCAACTTGGTGCTCAACGTGGCTGCCATGACGCCTACCCTTGACGGCACGCCCCGAGCCCCTGAAGCCCTGCTGCGCGGCTTGGTCACTCACGCAGTGACCAGCCTCACCGCCCCGGGCACCCCGCTGACCGCCACCCAGCAAGCCGCCCTCGCCAAGCTCGAAGAGCTTCGCCTGGAAGCGGTTGCCATGGAAGCGAAGCTCCGCCCTGAAGGTCTGCAGCCCCGATTCACTGATGCCCTGAAGGACACCCCTTCCTTCATGCAGGCGATGCTGACCTCCCCCGAGTTCGCGAGCATGCTCCAGTCCTACGAGACGGGTGTCGTCAAAGCTCCGAAGCTCAAGTCCGCATGGGGCCGCTTCTGGCTGGCTCTGGGCGAGCTCCTGACTGGCAAGCCGATGAGCTTTGGCTCCGGCCTGCACGCCGGGCTGATGACCGCCGGCGATCTGATGACGAAGAGCCCTTGCCCCGGCAAGCGGTTCCTCGACTCCATCAAGGCGGTGCTCCACAACCCCGAAATCGCTTTCCCGAAAAGCCGCACCGCCAGCGCCGAGGAAGTCAACCACCAGCAGGCCGCCAACGAGGCGGTGGAACTGGCCGACTCCCCCGACACTACCGACACGGTGGAGGCACGCCTCACCGGCGATGACTCCCCGGCTGCTGACCCTGAGGAAGTGGCTGGACTCGATGCTGCGCTGCTGCCGGACGATGCTGCCCTCGGCAGCGCCCCGGCAACGGAGCCCCAGGGCACGAGCCGCGTCAAGCGCACCCCCAAGGTTCGCAAGAGGAAGCGGACGCTGAAGGCTGCGAAGCCGGCCGCTCCCGCCGAGGAAGAGGTCCCGGTGGCCGAGCCCGCCGAGGAAGAGGTCCCGGTGGCCGAGCCCGCCGAGGAAGAGGTCCCATTCGCCGAGCCCTATGTCGAGACCGTGACCGAGAGCGGCGCCAAGGAGCCACTCGACTTCGGTCCGTTCCTCCGCGCCGCCCGCACGAAGACCGGCCGCGAGGTCGCCATGGTGGACGCTGGTCCAGGCGTGCCGGAGCAGCCGCTCTATGTGCGCAACGACCGCACGGACACCACCATCTATATGAACCGGGGTGCGATGACTGAGCTCGTGGGGCGCCTCCGCGCCCGCGGCTACAGCACCGCCGAGACCACCGCCTACCTCAACGCCCTGCTTGACCGGGAGGCGTCAACCCTTGCGATCCTCCAGAGGTTCAGCAACGGCGAGCTGCTGGCCACCGCCCGCGACCTTTCGGACGACCAGCGCCGCCGGATCATCAAGCGAGTCTATGGGCTCAACCCCGGCGACCCTGGGTTCATGGACTACTTCCAGACCGGCCGCAGCGGTTATTCACAGGACGTCACCGCCGACATGATCCAGCTCGGCGCGGACTACTACCGCATGATGCGTCAGGTGTCCGAGACCGGCTACACCTCGGAGGACGTGCTCGACATGATCGCCGCCTCCCCAGGCACCTTTGCCCGCACGGCCGCTTTCCTGAAGGCGACCGCCCGGCAGTTCGCAACCTGGTGGCGCGCCTACGGCGATGTGAACGCCACCCGGGCGATCCTCAACATTGACGAGTTCCTCCAGGCTGTCACCCCGGCCGCCGCCCCCGCCCCGGCAGCCCCGGCTCCCAAGCCGTCCAAGCATGAGGCGGCCCAGGTGGTTGCCAATCTCCAGGGCAAGACGATTGACGAAGTCCTCGCCGACGCGCAGCGGGTCGCCCGTATCCGCGAGGATATGCGCCGCCAGGTGCTTGACGGGGAAACGCCGGAGACCACGCAGCTCTCGTCAACCGAACTCGAAGGCTTCGTCAAGGACACCCTCGGGCTCGCGGAGGGTGACGGCAGCTCTGTGGCCGTCGCGCTCGCACGCATCGCTGACCTGCCTGGCGTCAACCCAGCCACCCGGGCCATCGCCAAGGAGCTGAGCAAGAACCCGGACATCAAGAAGCTGTCCAACCTCCTGTTCTTTGTCGGCGGCAAGACCGACAGCAGCGGGGCTCGCCCGGCTGGATTCTACGAGGCAGCCACGCACACGATCGCGCTGAACCTGCCTGAGATTTCCAACGAGTTTGCCCACGACAAGAAGGCCACCCTGTGGTCCAAGACGTGGGTCGTCGAAGCGCTGGTCCACGAGGCCACCCATGCGGTGACTACCCTCGCGATCTTCCGGCACGAGCAGGGCGTCAGCCAGCCGCCGAAGGTGGAGGCTGCGATCAGGGAACTGAGCGCCTTGCGCCAAGCCGTCAAGGCTCAGAAAGGATCGGAAGAGTTCGCCTACCAGCTGAGCGATCTTGACGAGTTCGCCGCCGGCGTGATGTCCAATCCGCGCTTTGTGGAGTGGCTGTCCAAAGTCCCTGCCTCCGTCGGCGCCCAGGTCCCCGGGGCCAAGGGGCCTGTCAGCTTCATCAAGCGCGTGCTCTCCCACATCTACCGGATCGTGTTCCCCGACCTGGAGGTCGACTCCGTGATGGAGAAGAGCCTCGCCCGGATCTTTGACATCGCCTCCTACCCCCATGTGGTCGTCAAGCCCTCCAGCAAGGCGTTCGGCGGGGTGGGTGTGTTCCAGAGCATGAAGGTGCTCAAAGGTGCCGGGCTCCTCACCGAGGAGGAGCTGTCCCAGCAGGAACGGGTCATCCAGTATGGGGAGGAAGGAGCCGCCATGGCTGACGAGGTTGACGCCTTCCTTGACGAGCAGGACGAACTTGACGCAGCCGCCGACGAGATCGCGGCCTACGAGTCCAAGCTCGGCACTGGCACCTACTTCGCCCCGTCGCCGCTCTCTGAGCAGGACACTCGATACCTTGAACTGGCCAAGGACCCTGAGAAGAACCGCGAGGAGTTGCAGCGCATGGTTGACGCGGCCGCGAAGGCCGCTGGCTACGACAAGTCCTACTCTCGCGGAGGAGGCTCATTCACTGTTGCTGATGCACGACGCCCTTATATCTGGCTGACTGAAAACCGAAACTATGCAGCTTCGTATGGGGCCGTGACGGACTTCTTCGTCAAAGAAGGCAACACTCTCGATCTGACGGCTCTCGGAGAAGAGTCTATCTTCCGAATGAGCCGCCAAGACATCGCGAGTGCTCTGCAAAAATCCGGGGTAGATGTTACTGAGGGAGATGTTCCGGTGGCTCAGTTGGGTGGCGGAGAGCCGCTATTCCGGGCTTTTGCGGCAGATGAAGGGAAGCTGAGGGACGCGATTGCGCGAGCAGGTTACTCAGCGGTGAGGTTCTATGAGTCCAAGCGGGTCGAGACTCCTCCGGCTGTGCCAGTCGTGGCTTTGCTCGATCCGGCTCAGCTCAAGCTGGCCGACCCCATTACCCGCGACGAGTCCGGCAACGTCATCCCTCCCTCCAAGCGGTTCCAGCCCGCGTCGCCCGACATTCGGTTCGCCCCGGCGCCGCTGTTCCGACCTGGCAAAGTCACCGGCGAGCGCAAGAGCACGGAAGCCCTGAAGAACTCACTGCCTGCCATGCCTGCCCGTGTGCAGGACTACCTGCAGGAGAGCACCTACTTCAGCGGTGTCGCCAAGGCTGACCTGGAAATCATTGACAGGCTCCTCGGCCGGTCGATCGCAGGAGCCACAGGCGCAGCGGAGTTCTCTAATCTCGCGTATGCCCTTGACAAAGGTCGCCTAGCCCTGACCGACCCCCAGCGGTTCCTTGCCAAGGTGGTGCTGCTGCAGGCGGTCAACGGGCGCATCTTCGCCCTGCAGGAAGCCATGGTCAAAGCGCCCACCCCCGGCGGGCTCCGCATGCTTGCCGACTACGAAGACGTGGCCAAGAGGATTGGCCGCGATGTGCAGGACGTCGCGTCCACCTCCGGCACGATGCTCAACGCTGCGAACATCGCCCGCGAGGTCCTCAACCCCCGCGTCGCGACGGCCGTCTACCGTGACGCCGCCACCAAAAGTGCGGAGAAGAGCCTGCCCAAGGACCTTGACGACGTGTTCTCCGACCTCCAGAAGGAGGCTGACGATGTGGCCGCCGGCGTTGTCAAGAAGTCGCCCCTGACCAAGAAGATCGTGGAGGCCATGACCAGGGCCGCCGGTGGCAGCCCCGCCGAGGTCCAGATGATGTTCGACTTCATGGAGACCATGCCGGTCAAGCTCCTGCAGGACCTCCGTGACCGTGGCACCGGCGTGCCGATCCCGGCCAGGATGGCTGACTGGGTCGCCAACCGCATCTTCAGCATGGTGGAAGGGACTGTTCAGGCGCAGGTCAAGCGGGTCGCTGGCGCAGCCGGTGAGCCCGAGCAGACCTTCTTCGAGGAATACTCCAACGAGGTGAAGCGCCTCATCGCCATGCGCGTCAACGCAGCGCTGGCTGAAGTCGCCCCGCCGAACCCAGCCCTTACCCCCGCGCAGCAGGAAGCCGCCGACCGTGCAGCGCTCGACAGCGCCATTCGCAAGATGGTCGCCTCATTCGACTACGCCCCGAGCGTGGAGCGCGCCTTCAACCAGAGCAAGGCCAAGCTCCTCGCCCACCTCGAAGCGAAGAAGGGCTCCACCCCCGAAGCCCTGAAGCAGTATGCGGCAGCCAAGGCAGCGATCGCAGCCATGCAGCTTGACATTGTCCCGATGCAGATGGCCACGGACATCGTCCGCAGGTCCTTCGACATGCGGGAGCAGGTCTACCTCTCCCTGTCTGACCAGCGGGCCAGCGTCACACACCTCGCCACGATGATCTCCAACGCCGCCGGCCTCGACGCCGAGCAGTCACGCAAGGTGGCTGAGGCGTTCAAGACCGCCTACGAAGCCGAGGCCAACCGCCGCATCCAGAAGACGCTGACGAACTACGCGCAGCGCCGCTCCATGTATGAGGGTCGCGGGGGTGCAGAGCGCTACTCCCGGAGCGAGCGGTTCCTCCGCCTCGCCCGCATCGGCGGCCTGCGCAAGGATGAGTTCTACAACGCCATGGCCACCGAGTTCGGCCTGCCGACCTACGACCCGGCGGTCGCCGCAGAGCTTGACCGCGAGGCTGAGCGCATCTCGGCCATGCCGGTCGGTTCCGTGCAGCGCAACGACGCCATCCGTGACCTCAATGCCCGCATCGCCAACGAGACCTACCGCAGCCTGCTGGATGCCTACGGTGCCAAGGCACTCGTCAAGGATCGCAGCATGCTCTGGGAATACCTTGCCGGAGTCCCGGTCGCCATGTGGAAGGCCGGAGTGCTCAGCGGCTTTGGCACCTCCGAGGTCAACTTTGGCTTCGGCACCATCCAGTCCATCATGGATCTCGGGTTCAACGCCTCCGCCTACGCGGTCAAGGCCGGGGAACCGGCGCTGGCTGCCAGCAACCTCCTGACGCTGATGCGCGCCGTGGGGTGGATCGCCGACCCTCTCGGTCGCAAGGAGGTCTGGACGGAGATCAAGCGAGCCGCCCTGACGGGGCGCACCCGCTTCGCCTCGGAGCAGTCTGAGAACATGCTGGTGCTCGAACGGGACATCCCCACGCTGGACATCCCGGTCATCAAGCAACTGATGAGCTCGGCCACCTTCTACAAGCTGCTCGGCCGCATCGGCGCCGTGGTTGACGCCACCGTGTCCGTGCCAGCCTCCCTGGCTCGTCAACGTCTGGCGCTGCAGTATGCCCTGACCAAGAGCGGTGCCGACCGCCAGAAGATCAAGGAGGTCATGCGCAAGTCCTTCTCCCCGGACGAGCTGCAGAGCCGCGAGATCAACGCGATCCTGGACGCGGAGCGTGACCAGTTCCGCAACAGCCCGCGCCCTGATCTCGCCATGGAGTCGCGCCGCTACCAACTGCTGGAGCAGCGGCGTGCGGAGGCCTATGCGGAGCTCACCTCCCGCATGGAGGCCAAGGACAAGGAAGACTTCATGGAGGCGAGCCGCGAGTCGGCCCGCTTTGCCAACCTGGGCACCACCCCGACCGGCGTCGCTGGCATGATCTTTGACAGCGTGTTCGGCTCGATCGAGCGCAAGACCAAGGGCCTGTCCTCCATCATCGTCTCGTTCCCGCGAGCCATGGGCAACCTGCTGGACTTCTCCCTCGCCATGAGCTTCCCGCTCCTCTCCTTTGCGCGGGCACATAACATGAGCCCCTCCCGCTGGCTGCTGGGTGAAGACAGCCGCTACCAGCGTGAGCGGGTGGAGTTTGGCTCCCTGAAATATGGGAAGCTGATGTCGCAGGGCCTTGTGGCTACCGTCGCGCAGCTTGCCATCGGTGCCGCCTACTGGGCTGGGATGGACGACGAGGACGAGGGCCGCGTGCCCTGGTTCATGGTCTACGGCAAAGGCTACCCGGACGCTGAGCGCAACCGCCAGCTGCGCTACCGTCAGCCGAACTGGTCTCCCTACACCGTCAAGATCGGCGACCTCTATCTCTCCTGGAAGGACATCCCGGGGTTCAACCTGCTGCTCGGCGGCCTCGCGTCCATCACGGACATGCGCATGGTCAACAGCTTCAAGGACCCCAAGAAGATCAAGGAGCTGGAGTATCTGGCTGACGCCTCGATCGCCTTCATCAAGGCCGTGACCGTCAAGAACTCCCTGCAGGGCCTCGCGCAGGCCGGGGAACTCCTGAGCGACAACGACCTTGCCGAGGCTATGACCGCCAGGAACATGGGCAAGCTGCTGACCAACTTCATCGGCGGCGCGACCAACCCTCGCCTGCTGCGAGATGTGACCTCCATGGGTCGTGGTCTCGCCGGCGGCGGGGAATACACGCTCAAGGACTCCCGTGGGTTCGCCGCAGCTGCCCTCAGCATGCTGCCCGCCAACGAGATCTACGGCGCGGAGCTTGGCCAGCAGGACATGGTCAACACCATGGGCACCCCAGTGACCAACTTCTGGTATGCTCCCGCCACCAAGCGCATCCTGCCCACCACGGCGGGGCCGACCGTGGACCCGATCATCACCCCGCTGGTCAGCGCCGGTCTGTTCCTGTCTCCTCCCAAGGGCAGCCAGATGAGCTTCGACACCTACGAGGACGGCTCTGACGAGATTGACACCGAGGGCGGGCTGCTAAACTCCTTCGAGCCGGAGGTCGAGGTTGACGCCATCAAGATGTTCGGCGAGCAGATGCGTGATCGCATGACTCCTGAGTTCATCAAGGAACTGACCGACCTCGCAGCGGAAGGCCAGGCAGGCCGCAAGGCCGCGCAGGAAATGCTCAATGAGCAATGCACCGCCGCCCGCAACTATGCGAAGGAGGTCATCCAGGCGCGCATCTTCAACCGTGAGATCGTCCCCCACTGGCAAGCGAAATGAAAATCAACCACCACGCACCCACCCCCAACGGAAAGTGGCGCTGGCGCGACCCGGTCACGGGCAGCTACATCGCCAATTTTAGTTCCCGCAAACTGATCGTCGCCGTCAAGGGATTCCTGTCCAGCAATGGGCGGGACTCCATGACGGATGAACAGATCGAGTGTGCGGTATGCGAGCAGATGGGATTGAAGCCTCCCTACTGCGAGAGCACGACCTCCACCCCTGTGATGGGCGTGACCTTCGAGACGCTCGGCCGCTTCTTCACCACGGCCAAGAACTGGATTCTCGGCGGGGCCAACCTGGTCACGATGGAGGTTGTCAACTCCCGCGCCGAGGCGTGCGCCACCTGCCCGCGCAATGTCAGGGCCGGGGGATGCGCCTCCTGCGATGAGCGGCTCGGGGAGATCATCGCCATGGATGGCGTGCTCCCGGCCGGGCGCCGCCCGGACGCGGCCGATCGCCTCCACAACTGTGCGCAGTGCGGGTGCCGCCTGAACCTCAAGGTTCAGCTGCCCCTGGAGTCCTACAAGGAGGACACCGCCTACTACCCTGAGTGGTGCTGGGTGACGAAGGAACGCAACCTCTGACGACCATGAAAGACAAGTGCTACTACCGCGCCAAGGCCGCCTATGACATCTTCCCATCCGCGAGGGCCAGCCAAGCTATTGCCAAGTGCCGCAAGGAAAGCGGCGCTGTGCGCAAAGGGGCGAAGGGCGAGTCGCTGAAACGCTGGGAGCGGGAAAAGTGGGTGGACCAGCGCACCGGCAAACCGTGTGGGGCTGGGGGTGATAATGAGTATTGCCGCCCGACCAAGCGTGTGTCGGCGGAGACGCCCAAGACCCGCAAGGAGATGTCCCGGTCAGAGCTTGCTGGCAAGCTGCGTGAGAAGTCCCGCGTGGGCATGGGTGCCAGGGTCCGCCCCGTCAAGAAATGACGCCGGCGTCAGTCAGCACACTCGATCGCGACCTGCACCACCCACAGGGCCACGAACGCAGCCACTCCATACCCGACCCCGAAAGTGTAGCTGGCCAGCAGGAAGAATGAGCCTTGCCAGAGCTGCATCCTCATAGGTCGTCAGCCCAGAGCACCGGGGGGATCTGCTTCGCGGCGTCTTCCGTGAGGCTCAGGAAGGCGACCAGCGCGGGCGGGGAGGACAGATCCTCCTCGGCCAGCATGTCAGCCCACACCTCAGCCGGGTTGCGGCGGGTGGCGATCACGAAGTGCTCGCCCTTGTGGACGAACGTGAGCAGGAAGCCGTGGCCTCCGGCAGGTTTCTTGGCCGGGGTGGGCGGGGTCGAAGTCCTCAGGGTGAGCAGGGCTCCAGAGATAGCGTTGAGCTTGCGCTGGAAATACTTGCGGGCGGTGATGGAGGAGGTCAGCCACCCGGTGTTGTCGGCACGCTCAGGGCACGCAATCTGCGCGGTGATGGCGACGATGCGCTGGTTGAGCCCGAGGCGCGCAATTTCGAGGGCGTCCTCGCTCCACTGGCGGCTTGCAAGTTGGGCGACGAACTCCTCATAGGGAGCGTCAATGTTGATGTCAGTCATGGCCACCGAGCTACTACTTGTCCACAGCGACGTCAATCACCTTTTTGCCTGGGGCGAGCTTGGGCTTGTAGCTGCCGGAGATGATGCCGAGGTTGATGACGGTGCCTCCGCCTGCGCCCTCACGGTCAAGGCCTGCGGCGCGCCGGGCGATCTTGTCCGCCATCTCAATGTCCTTCCAGGTCTTCAACGGGGGCAGGGTCTTGATGGCGGCGAGGGCGGCGTGGACCCGCTTGAACACCATGGCGGAGTGGCGCTTGCCGGGGTTGGTCTGCAGGGCTTCGTCAGCAGCGGCGAGTATGTCCGCGGCGGCAGCCTCGTCATCGGCCACCTGCGCTTCGGCCCGGGCAAGCTGCTGCTTGGGTTGACGGGTCCACTTGCCCTCCTTCTTCAGGGCTTTGACCTCGACGACGGGAACACCGGTGGCCTCGGCAATGTCCGGGAATGACTGGCCGCTCTCGAAGAGCTTCCTGATGACGTCTCGGGTTTTCTCGGGGATGAGCATTCTCCAACATCGCGGCAGGGCTGCGGGGCGTCAAGGGTTGGCGCGGGCACAAAAAAAATCCCCGGCTGCGGTGAGGCAACCGGGGATGGTTGATGGCGTAGTCCGCTGGGGATTACTTCATCATGCCGCCCTTCTTGGCGTAGGGAGGAGCCTTGGAGGCGGCGGCCTTCTTGGCGGGGGCGGCGGCCTTGACGGCGGCCTTCTTGGCGGGGGCGGGGGTGGCTTTCTTGGCCATGGTGGGTGTGGTGTTTTGGGGTGTTGGTTGCTGGCTGCCTGCCAGCGAGGTCTGCCGTGGTTGGCGAGATTTGATGACGTGGTAGAAGTGCGCATGCGCCCCTCGTGCAAAGAGGCGGGCCTGCACCTTGGCCCACGGCTCGGTGCCCAACGGGCCGAGCAGGTGAGGGGTCTGCCGCCAGATGGTGAAGGTCGTGCGTTTCATGGGTTGAGGTGGGCGTCGATGAAAATCAGGGAGGCGATGACGAGGAAGATGACGATGGCGGCGGTCATAGGGGCGTGAACTTGATGAGGCTTTCGAGGTCGTGGATCTGGCTGCGGAGTTCGGTTGATTCGGCGGTGAGGTCGATGACACTCTGTTCCAGAGTTTCAACGTCCGACCTGAGCGAGTCAACTTTGTCCAGCAACACCTCGACCTCCTCTCGGTGGGAGCGGATCAGATCGCACACGGGGCAGTGACGGCCCTCGTATGCGACCTCATCGTGCCCGTCGTTGCACATGTTCATCGGGCGAAGGCGAAGCGGTCGCCGGCGGCGAAGAGTTGACGGCGCTGCTTGCGGCGCTGGCGCTGGTTGTAGACCGGGCGCTGGTCGCGAACTTCGACCCGTGACCAGAGCGAAGTTGCGGCGACGCCCTCCCCGGCAGCCATCTTGGCAAGGGCTGCGGCGGCGAGGCGGGCTCGGGTCCAGTAGTGGCCGGATTTACGGGTTTTGATTTTCATAGGGGGTAGGGGTTGAGGGGTTGATGCTCAGGTGTCGAAGTTGCTGCCGAAGCGGGTGAGGAGTTCGAGGAGGCACTCAAGGCGGGTGTTGACGGAGCGAATCTCATGGCAGAACGGGGATGCCAGCGGAGTAGGCTCCGACCCCACAGACGCCTTGTCAACGTCTCGGGGGTCCATGACCAGGTGTGGGCGGGCCACATTGATCGCCCGGTGGAGGCTGTCGCTCAGATCCTCGGTGAGTTTGGTGAGGTGGTTGAGCGCCTGCGCGAGCGAGTGGTGCCCGGTAGGCTCACAGGCAAGGTTCTCGGAGACGTGGGTGGATAGCTGGTTCTTTGGTGGGAACATGGTGGTTAGTTCTTTTTGGGTTCGGGTTTGGTTTTCTCTTTGGCGGGGGGAGTGTAGCCTTCGAGCTCGATGCGGAGCTTGATCGCACGCATCAGCGCGAGGTAGGCAGCGGCGGCTTTGAAGGTTGACGCGCACATCTTGGCGATGTGGTTGATCGCGGTGCGTTCGAGTTCGGTGTAGGGTCCGTTATCCATCTGGGTTGCTGGGTTGCTGTGTATGGGGTGAGTGGGTGGGCGGCCCACAAGGGAGCATGAACGACTCCGGTGTGGCTGGACCGTCGGGTTAAAGTGGGCGTCATTGCACACTATACCAGTAGCCCAGGGGGCACGACTCCGCGCCGCCCAAAGGGGTCAGAGCTTCAAGCCGTCAGCGGTGCGGTCGATGACCGTGTTGCCTGGGTCCTTGGAGTTCGGGTAGGGGTTGGCGATGTAGCCAGGGTTCTCCTCGCCGATGCGCTTGAGGTCCATGCCGAGCCACATCACCGCCTCCTGCAATTTGGTGATCGCGAGGCTGCGCTCACGGCTGGGGGTGGCGGACTTGAGCTCCTGAATGCGGGCGTCAATGTCACGGCGGAGGGACTTGTTGACTTCGATCTCGTGGTCGATGCTGGCTTTGGGGACTTCGATGATGGGCATGGGGGTGGGCGGGGTTGTGGGTTGGAGGGTGATCGTGATGAGGTTCTCGCTGGCACTGACGGCGAATGTGAGGGGAGCCAGTGACTTTGAGAGGAGGTGGTTGACTCCGTCAAGGAGAGTCATAATCGCGTCGAGAGGGTGCTGCTGCCACCGGACGTGATACTGCATGGATTGGTCGGGCATTGTGTGTTGTTGGCGGAGGGGGCTACACGAGGAGGTCCATCGCACGGTCAGCGGCGGCGAGCCACGCCCGGGCCTGCTTCACTTTCTCGGGGTCGTTGGAAAATGTTTTCCAGTCGGGGAGAGGGTCGCCATTGAACGCGACACCTCCGACAGCAGCGCAGTATGCGGTGTAGAGTGCTTCGGCTACGGTTTCTCTGTTTATCATAGGTGGTGCTGTTGTTGAGTTTGGTGGCAGGGGAATGGGTCGAACATTCGGCCTCCGGGTTATGAGCCCGGCGCTCTGCCTCTGAGCTACCCTGCCGGGTATGTGGGCTTATCTAACCTGCCTCACCTCCCGTCAAGCGAGATGTGAGGAAATTTTACGGTCGTGATCGTGCCACCCAGGCCGTCGGGGAATGGGGCGCGGGACAAGTCGGGGACTCCCCAGTAACGAGGCGGCTCGTAGCTGTCGGAGGCCCACACGCGGTGAATCTTTTCCATGCTGCGCAGGCAGTCAACCGCCTCCTTCTTGGCCTTGAACTCCACGTCCCACATCACGGGCAGGCCGTAGTCAGGGGGCAGGCGCACGGGCAGGTCGCGGTGGGAGGAGGACGGGAGTGAGACGCCCCCCACCGCACGCCCGTCACTGTAGTGGAACAGGGGCTCGCAGGGCCATGTCTCCCACGCGAGGCAGAACGCTTCGCGTTCGGTCAGTGTGCCGGGGAGGCGCTGCTGGTGGAGGGTGTCGAACGTCAAGGGAATCCCCAGCGGTTCGTGGATCCTCCTGATGAGCCGCTCCAGGTTCCACGCCCCGTCTGGGTTGTCGTTCTGCTCCACCACGAGCCGGCGCTGGACACCGAGCGGGAGCCACCCCCAGCGGGCACAGAAAGCGGAGGCGATGTCCTCGGGCGAGCGCCTCTCCCCGCGGATGTGGATGTTGATCGGAGCCTCGGGAGAGGCTGGCATGTCAGCCAGGTCAAGGAACTGCGCCAGGATGCTGAGATCCTTGATGCTGTTCCTGACCTTGACGGGGTCCCCGGATGTCAGGCTGATGTAGTGCGACCCGTGGAAGGAGAGGCGGACCCCCCGCAGCCGCGCCGCCTGGCCAATCGCGTAACAGGCCAGCTTGATCTGCTCAGCCTCATAAGGGTGGAAGGCGGCCGTCAATGTTCCCCCGCCTATGATGTCGCTGCTCATCAGGGGAAAGATGTCGGCGCTGATGCGCAGCCCTTGGATGCCCTGGTCCGCGCAGTGGTGGACCATGTGGTAGGTCACGTTGAGGTTGTGGTAAATGATCGCGGCGAGCCGCGAGCGGAAGCGTTCTTCGCCGTCCAGGTCGAGGACCTTGCGAGCCTGCGACAAGGTCATGGTTCGGTAGCGGCCGTGCTTCGCGAACGCTTCCTCGCTCATGCAGACGAGGGACAAGCGAAGGCGGTCGTCGGGTTTAGTTTTCATCGTGCAGGAGGGGTGAGGGTTTCGAGGACCACGGGTTCCCCGCAAGTGGAGGTGCTGAGGTAGGCGAGGGCGCACCAATCGCCGAGCTTGACGCTGCTCGCCGAGCTGCCATGCACGGTGGTGAAGGCATCGCTGCCCACCTGCGGCTCGTTGTCGGAGGGCGGGATGGCGAACACCGCCATGCAGGCGGCGGGCTTGGCTACACAGTAGGCACGGGGCGTGATGTGGCTGACGTCGAGCACCTTCGACCACTTGCTCATAGGATACTTCATGCCGAGCTCTCGGAGCCTGGCGATTTCCTTGCGGGTGTAGGCGGGGGCGTGGGGCTTCACAGTCCGGCGAATAGTTCGTCGGCAAATTTTCTTCGACATATTTTTGGGTTGTTTGGTGTGGATCGGACTAGGTTCCACTGGCTGCCGGGGGACAACGGAGCAGCGCCGAATGGGCGGTGCTGGGAACGAAGCTCCCCGGTCTTGTGGTGTTTCCAGACGTGCCACATCCACCCATGGGGGTAGATGCGGTGGAGTGTGTGGTGAGGTGTCTTCATCAGACAGAGCTCACGGCCTTAGCTCGTAGATCACCGGAGTCAAGTGGTCTTTTACAACTACGTCGAACTCGCCGTTGTCCCACCGGACCACGATCGACTCCTCCTCCGCAGCCATGCGGGCCTTCCTCATGGTCTTGGGTATCTCGCCCGGCGTGGGGATGACGCCGAATCGGTGAGGGCCGCCGGTGTGGCGAAACACGCGGCGGCCGGGGATCAGGGTTGCAGGGGTCAGTTGGCTCGGGCGGAGGATGACGGGCTCGGTCTCACCATCCAGCAGCACGAGCCTGTTGTGCAGGCCAATCTCCTCGCCCGGTGGGAGCACCACGCCGGGGGTGACAGGCCCGTCGGCGAGGAACACGCGGGAGCCGGGTGAGAAGTTAGCCACCGAAGAACCCTCCCTTGCTGAACATGCGGATGATTCCGTCAGCGATGCGGCCGGCGGGGTAGCAGACGCGCTCCTCCTCGCAGTCGTCAACCCAGTCGTGCTTGCCCCCGACGCGGCGGCTGTAGGCGAACCCGGCGTGGACGGACTCGTGGATGATGAACTCCGGCGTCAGCGCACCCTGCGCAAACCCGAGGGCGCAGAAGTAGCGGGGGTCAACGCGCAACTCGGGCGGGCGCTGGGGCTTGCCCTTGACCTTGCAGAAGTGGACCTTGACGGTCAGCGGATTGCTGACGGCGAGGGTGTCATGGCTGAGGGCTGGGCGCCCGAGGGCCTTGCTCCAGAAGCGGCGCATGCTCTCGTGGTCGCGGAACAGGAGGACCTTGGCGCGGAGCGAGGACCTCTTGGAGACGGCGACATCGCCTTGGAAGACGAGGCCCTCAGCGCCGGGCAAGGTTGACCAGTCACGGGGGAGGGCGGGTTTGTCGTGGCGGATTATCGTAGGGTTCGGAAGTTGCATCTTGGGCATAGTTTGTGGCTGCGGGTGTAGTTCAGGGTGGCCCAGCATTTCGGGCACCAGTCGAAGATGGTGACGAGCCTGTGCCACCAGTAGCGGGTGCGCAGGCAGATGGTTCGGAGCAGGAGTTTCATGGGTGCGTCAGTAGTTGAACTTGATGCCGAGCTCAGCCGCCCACTTGCGGGCGGTGGCGATCGTGGTCCTGGTCCGCCTGTGCGCGATGTCGTGGCTGTAGCCGAGGTCCAGGATGGCCCGCACGCGGCGGACCCTGGCGGCTCGGACTTCGGCGGGAAGCTCGCGGCGGCCGCCGCGTCTACCTGTCTTGTCGGGGGTGGTGATGGTGTTCATGGTTTCAGTGGATGAGGGCTGCGAGTTGACGGATGTTGTCGCGGAGCTCACGGGCACGCCTGGCTGCGGCCTCGCCCTGCTCGCGCAGGTGGGGCAGCGCGGCTCGGCGCTTGGCGATGGCTTCGGTCTCGGCGTTGGTGGCCTTGTGGTCGAGCTTGTCCATGAGCTCGATGATCTGTGGTTTGCGTAGTATCATGTGGGTTGCTGGGTTGTCGCTGGTTATCACCAGTCGAAGGTGGGGAAGGATTCGACCGTCTCATGCGTCGCGTCAAATCGAACGTAGTTGTAGCCTGCCTCAGTGAGGCGGAGCACGATGTTGCGGAATGCCTCGCTGAACCCGGCGAACTCGTTCTCGATGTCGTCGCTGAGGTCCCCGATGTGGAGGATGGCTCCGTCAGAGGAGGCCCCGATCACCGCCGGGTGGGCGAGGTCTGCCGGGTCGCACAACCGGGCGGCATCCTTGAGCGGCAGGTGGTTGAGGCTCAGCGTGGGGACGCGGGGCACGAACATGCCGGGGAACCGGGGGTCAGGGGTGCAGGGTGCGGAGGCCGTCTTGTCAGCCAGTGCGTTGTAGAGGTCGGCGACCTGCTCCTTGAGCTCACGCCTCTCGTCCTTGTGAGTGGGTTCCCAGAAGCCGGCCTTGTAGGCGTCGATCAACTCATGGCGCTGGTCGTCGTCAAGTTCATTGTAGTCATACTCTGCGGCGGTGAGCTCGATGTCGACGGCGTCGCAGGCTTCCTCGTGGAGGATGTCGAATAGCGCGTCGTGTGGATGGCTCTCGCCCTGCTTGAACAGGATCTCCTTCAAGGATTGGAAGACGGCGGGGCCGAGTTTAACTTCAACGGGTTTGCTCATGGTGTGGTGGGGCGGGTGTTGCGGTGTTGTTGGTTAGGTGGGCCGCGACCCTTAGAACCTCAGGTTCCAAAGGTCGCAGCGGGGTTGGTCATGCTCCGGTGTGGAGGTTGACGGGGAACTTGGGGATGAAGCCGATCGCCGTGAGCCGCTCGCGCATTGCGTCAGCCACGCTGGGCGAGAGCGGGGAGCGCCAGCCGAACTTGAACTCGGGCCTGTGGCTGTGGAAGATCACGTTGTCGGTGTTGATGCCGCTCTCGATCAGCAGCTTCATGCCCTCATACTCCATGGTGGCGAGGGCGTGCGCGTCCTCGGCACGTTTCAGGCAGGCGGCGAGGGCAGCGACGTCAGCCTCCGCCTTGGCCTCCGTCTGCGCTGCGAGGTAGCGGGGCATGAGCCACTCGCGTTCCTCCGCCGTCAAACCTTCCCGCATGCGGCTGGCCTTGACATTGACGGCCCACAAGCGGAGCAGCGGGAGGTCATCCTCCTTGAGGTAGCTGGAGCCGAGGCACTTCTTGCAGAACTTGCGCCCGATGTCGTGACGGGGCGCGGTCAGGTGGTCAGGGTGGACCGTGCCATACAGGGCGCTGCAGTAGCCGCAGGCGAATGTCCGCTGGCGGGCGTCGGCCATCTCGTCAGTGACCTCAAGCCAGTGACCGCGCTTGATGTTGCGGCTGTGGGGGCTGATGTATTCCACCCAATCGAACACGCGGTAGCCGCTGTGGTCGCCGCGCTCGACAGTGTTCCACTGGTCATTGAACAGGTGCTTCGGGTCGAGCTCCACCTCATAGATCGAGTGGTTGTGGGTGGGGGACCCGAGCAGCACGAGGTGCTCGAACCCGCTGCCGCTGGTAGGTCCGCCTTCGAGGAAAACGATCGGGTCGCGGCGGGACTGCTCCGCCATGGTGAGGCGCAGCAGGTTGTAGGCTTGGTGGTCGGGGATGTTGCCCGTGTTGAAGGAGTAGGAGTGCAGTTTGGTTTTCATGGGTATGTGTGTTGTCGTTGTCGTTGGGGGTGAGGGATTATTCGGCGATGTCGGGGTCGGCGACGAGGCCGAGCGCAATGCAGGGGTCGAGGGCGTCGGGGAAGTAGATTCCCACCAGTTTCCCCCGGCGGACTGCGGCATCGTCAGCAGTCCAGTAGCAGTCCTCGTCGTGAAGGGTTTGGAGTTGTCTCCAGAAGTCTTCCGAGAGCCCACGGTATTCCTCGCGGAGCATTCGGTCGAGGGCTCCGTGGTCATCGACCAGGAACCCGACTTCGCCCATGTAGCTGCCGACCTCCTTGACGGCTTCCTCGGTCATGCAGCGTCCGACGGCGCAGCGGCGGCTGGGCTCTCCCGGCATGGCGTAGTGGCAGGAAGGTCCGTCCCAACTCTTAGCCCTCCGGGCAGCGGGGTCGGCGAGGTAGAACTGGAGGGTTTCGATTACGATTTCGGCTTCGGTTTTCATGTGCTGTGTGTGGGGTGTGAAGGTTACTTGGAGGACACGGTGGCGGCCGGGTCGGCGACGAGGCCGAGTGCGATGCAGGGGGCGAGGGCATCGGGGAGGCGGTCCCTGACAAAGATGCCCCGGGTTCGGGCCGCGTTTTCACCGCCAGTCCAGGCCCCGAGGTAGTCGTGGAGGACCTGGAGGTCCTGCCAGAACGTGACGGGGTGCCCACGATACTCAGCTTGCAGGAGGTCGTCGAGGTGACGAGCGCCAGCGTCCCTGACAAGGCCGTGGACATTGCCCAAAATATGGCCGTGGCGGCGCAGCGCATCTGGCGTCATGCAGCGTCCGACGGCGCAGTGGCGGCTGGGCTCTCCCGGTATGACGTAGTGGCACCCTTGTTCAGAGACGGACCTCCTGTTATCTGGGTCGGCGAGGTAGAACTGGATGGTTTCGATTACGATTTCGGTCTGTGTTTTCATGGGTATGTTGTGGGGTGTGGGATTACTTGGCGGGGAGGAGTTTGGCGAGGCAGACGGGGCATGTGACGAGGCGAGGGTCCTTCGTCATGGTGATGTGGTAGCCGCCATTGCGGCAGAGGACGCGGCGGACCTCGGTGGTGCCGAGGGTAATGCGACGCTCGTCAGTGTCGTCAAGATGCACAATGATCTCGTGCGGAACGTGGGGGTCGACGCTGCCCTGGGTGTAGGTGCCGGGCCTGCGGCGGTATCTGCGAGGGTTGTGGAAGGATGACTTCATGGGGTTCAGTTGCAGGTGGTGTTGATGCGGAACTTGCGGCCGTCGCGGATCAGCCAGCGCGAGCCGCGCCAGATGTTGATCGACGAGGCATGCCTCCATGTGGAGCAGGTGGCGCGGAAGCGCCTGCCATCGCGGTCGGTGCCGGTGACAAGGTAGGTGTCGCCCTCCTGCGCCGTCCATGAGACGGTGCCGTCGGGGTTGCGGGTCAGGGGGTTGCGGGGTCGGGTTGCAGGGCTCATATCAGGTGGGTTCTTTGGGGGTAAGGTTGTCGATGACTGCCTGCCAGACGCGGCGCTCTTCGTCGTCGGTGCAGGTGAACTGGTATTTGCCGAACCAGTAGTCGAGGAGGGGGAGCGCTGCCTCCCGCAGGCTCAGGGTGATCGGCCGGAGGTAGCAGTAGCTCTCGCTGGATGGGTGGGCCTTGCAGCCCTCCGCAGTTGACCACCAAGGCTCGTGGTTGGGGATGATGTTCAGGCCGTCGCGCACCTCGGTGATCTCGTATTTGTAGATCATGGTGTCGCCGGCTTCGATGAGCTCGCCGTCCTCCAGGAATCGGTAGCGCTGCTCGGGGTTGCCGCGGAGGTAGATGACAGGGAGCTCTGTGTTCGTGGGCGGGCGGGGCGGAGCCTGCGGGGGAGGAGTTTGATGAAGGTGCCTCGGCGGACCTGGCAGCGACCGACCAGCGACACCCACCCACGGGGTGGGCAGGCAAGCAGGTCATCCTGCGTGGCGGCGACCTCGCCGAGCCGGGAGAGTTGGAAGTCGGTGATGCGGTGCGTCGCATCCGTCCACACGAGGGAGACGGAGTGGAAGTCGGGGTTGTTCTGGTCAATCAGCGTGACCTTGGCGCGGTCAGCGGGGATGGATCTGGTGGCCATGATTTGCAGTGATGCAGGTATGATGTGGAGTTTCACAGGTGGTGGGATGGCGGCTTAGAAAACGATTTTCTAAGCCGCCGTGGTGAGGTGTTACTGGAGGTCGCGCAGCGGGGCGGCAGACACCCAGGTGGCTATGCGTGTGGCCATGCGTGCGGGGTCCGCGTCAACGAACGACGCATGGAAGTATTCGGACATGGCCTCCTCAAGGGGGATCATGCCGCGTGTGGGGTGGTGCGCCTTGGTGCCAGGGACGCCGAGGCATGCGCCGATCACGTTGATGTTGCGCTCACGCCAGCGGATGGCGTCAACGTAACCGTCGGTCAGCTGACCGTCGGTCCAGCAGATCGTGATGTCAGACTCCTCCATCATCGCATGGACGACGGGGTTGAGCATGGTGGTGGCGAACGCCTCCTGCCCGTGGCCGGGGTAGAGTGCCGTGAACACCTCGAAGGGGGCTTCGACCGGGAGTTCTGCCGGACCCTTGGCGGCTCCGGTCAGGATCACGCGGAGGTGGCAGCCGCCCTGGCGGGCGAACTGCATCAGCCCCCACACGAACTCGGCGGCGCCGGACCGCCACATGCCAAGCATGCTGCCGCTGAAGTCCACGATCAGGAGGACGCGGCGGCACCCGTCAACGGCTGACGGCTGTAGGAAGGCGCTGCCATAGTTGTGGGTGAAGATGGCACGGTGGTTGAGGCGGGAGCCAGTGGGCGAGGGGTCGGCGGCGGCGGGCTCGGCCTGCTCCATCACGGCGGCGAAGCCATTGGCGACGCGCTGGGCGACGGCGGGCTTGAAGGAGGGGATCTGGTTGACGTATCGGGGAGGTGTGGTGGACATGGTGATGATGATGGGGTTCAGGGTTACTTCACGAGCTCGCCGACATAGACAGCGAGGGGGACCAGCCCAGGGCGCGGGCGCTGCTTGATGTATTCGTCGGTGTTGTAGTGCATCACGCGGTCAACGTCGATGGAGGCTCGCTCGATATGCTCCATGCCGCCGAGCTCGCCAGTGACGGGGGCGTGCATGGCCTCGCGGGTGGCGCACTCCGCCGTCGATGCGGAGCCGGGAGCTCCGGGCTCCGCCGGGTCCACCGTGTCGCCGACGGTGCCGGGCACCGTGTGGACAAGGATGGGTGGCAGGGAACTGGTCTCCTCGCGGCCGAAGCAGAGGGTCCAGTAGGCGGCGATGGGGATCAGCGCCTCGGTGGACTCCGCTTCGACGATAGCCTGGTAGAACCGGTTGACCAGTCTCTTGAACTGGCAGTCCACGCCCTCAAGGAGCTTCATGGAGTGAGGGAACGGGGCGGTGGGGCAGCTGATGCTTGCCCTTCCGGCCCAGGTGTAGGGGCTCATCACCGACGCCAGCGACTTGAACGTGATGGGCTCGCGCTGCTTCATGGTCAGCAGCCAGTGCATGGGGCTATACACCGGGTCCGTGCTGAGCACCATGCGGTCGGGGAACCGGGTCTGCCAGCCGAACTTGAATTCCTTGCCGCGCTCCTTGACATACTTCCACTCGATGCGGCAGTCCTCCATCAGGTTAAGCAGACGGAAGGGGACCTTGGCGCGGGCGGACTCAGCCGCAACCGCGCCGGAGCGGGAGGTGTAGAGTCCGTGGCACACCTCGTGCGTGATCGCAGCCTTCGCGAGGTCGATCCTGCGGGAGGGCAGGGACTTGTCGTCGTCGAGGGAGTGCTGCGGGAGCTCGGGGTTGACCTGGATCAGGTGCTTGCCGTCATCCCAGCGCCAGCTGGCGGTGGGGGCGGGGCAGTCAACCTCGTTGTATCGGACCACGACGCGGGACGCGGTGGCCTTGGCGAGGTAGCTGAGCGAGCCGGCCCGCTGGCGGACGCTGCCGTCAGGCTTGCGGGTTTCACGGCGGGTGCAGGCGGTGAACGCCTTGCGATACTCGGGGTGCGTCAGCACGGGGCGCGAGGGCGGAGGGGTGGGTGCAGGTGTCATGTTGTTGCAGGGTGTGAGGGTGTGAGGGTTGCGGGGGAGAGCTTGGAACCCCAGGTTCTAAGCCCTCCCCGAAGGGGTTACTTGATGAAGGTGGCGGCGATGATCCTGTTGACCGTGGCGACGCTGGTGGCGTCCGTGTCCTGCGTGGCAGCATTCTGCACGGCGATCTGGTGGGGTGCCCACTTGGCGACGTATTCCGTCAGCTTCGTGAGGCTGGCATCAGGCTGGCGGGCGACGTGGGTGACGGCGCCGATCAGGAATCGGAAGCACAGCGGGCGGCTGACCTCCATCTTGCTGTATGCCTGCCGCGAAGCGGTCATGGCCGCAGCCCACTGCTTGGACCAGCGTTCGGCGGGAGCGCCGGAGAACACCCCGCCGGAGTAGCCGACGAGGCGCTGGAGAGCAGTCTCCGCAGCCCACTTCTCCTCGTAGTCGAAGCGCATCAGGCGGCACCTGGACATGAGGGCTTCCGGCGGGTTGCTCCGCAGGTTGCCGAGGAACAGGAAGTGCAGGCACTCCTCCGGGGCTTTGATGACCTCGAAGGTGCCGTCCTCCAAGCTATGCTTGGTCTGGATGACGAAGCAGCGGCGCAGACTGGTGGTGCCATCGTCAGGGTTGACGCACTCCACGAGGCGGGGCGAGAGGAAGCTCTGCATCCACTCCAGGGTTTTCTTCGATGCGTTGAAGATCTCATCACCGACGAACAGCACATTCACGCCGGTGCTGGCGAGACGTGCGGCGCTGACGAGGGGACCGTCGATCACGGCGAACGTGCCGTCAGCCCGGGGCATGAGGGTGCCGACGAGGCTGTCAATCTCGTCAAGGCTGTCCTTGAACGGGTGGAAGAAGCTGCCGTCGTAAAGACGGGAAATCTCGTCGCTCATAAACGTCTTGCCGAAGCTCGGCGGCGAGGCAACGCAGGGAATCTGGTTGCCCTGGGGGATGCCCGGCGTGAAGAACGGCAGCACCTCGGTCAGGAGGCGGTCGCCGGACACGGCGGCCTTGACGGCGGCAGCGGCGGCGGGCGGCAGGGTGGCAGGGGTTCCGCCACCGCTGCTCGATTTGAGGGCGTCGAGCACGGCGTCGAGGGGGCCGAGGCGGGCGTTGATGCCGTCGATGGTGCCAGCCAGCGCCGTCATGCCGGTGCGGAACACGTCCAGGGTCTTGACGGTCTCGGTGGCGTTGGCCTCCAAGGCGTCGATGCGGGCGAGGTCAGCAGGCGACAGCCCGGCGGCGCGAGGGGTGGCGGCGGCACGGGCGGCGGCGGCAGCAGCGGCGGCGCGCTTGGCCAGGTCGGCGGCCTCGTCAGCGAGGCGGGTGGCCTCGTCAAGCTCCGCGACCTCGTCAGCGATGACGCGGATGCGCTCGGGAGGCGGGGGCAGGGAGTCCGGGGGAGCGGCCGGGGCCGGGGCCGGGGAGGCCTCTCCCAGCAGCAGGCCGCGCACGGAGGCCTCGTCAGTGAGGCCGGAGACGCACTTGCGGAGCGTCTCCATGGTGCCCTCGGCGATGACGGAGGAGAGCGACGGGTAACCGACGCTCTTCATCACCTCACGCAGGGAGGCGATGGTCGGAGATCCGTGGATGCTGGTGGCCAGCGCACGGGCGGCGCTGCTGATCCAGCCACGCATCTCTTCGCGGGTTGCGGTGGCGGGGTCGAGGTGTGGGATGGAGTTAATCATGGTCGTGTTCTTGTATGGGTGTTGTTGTGTTTGGGTTTGGGTTCCCGGCTCGCCTTGGAACCTGAGGTTCTAAGGGTTGAGCCGAAAGGGGTGTTCATGGGGGTTAGCCGTGGCCGAAGCCGTAGCCGGAGCCGTCGCCGTAGCCGAAGCCGTAGCCGTCGCCGTAGCCGGAGCCGGAGCCGGAGCCGTCGCCGTAGCCGAAACCGCGGCCGGAGCCGTAGCCGGAGCTGGAGCTGGAGCCGTTGCCGAAGCCGAAGCCGCGGCCGGAGCCGTCGCCGCGGCCGGATCCTGGGGCGTATCCGTCGATGGAGGGCGGGAAGGTGTGGTGCTGGGTGTTCATGGGGTCAGTCATTGCCGGAGCCATCGCCGTTGCCGGAGCCATCGCCGTTGCCGAAGCCGAGGCCGGAGCCGTAGCCGAAGCCGAAGCCGTAGCCGAAGCCGAAGCCGTAGCCGGAGCCGTCGCCGTCGCCGTAGCCGTCGCCGTAGCCGGAGCCGGAGCCGGAGCCGTCGCCGAAACCGTCGCCGTTGCCGTGGCCGGAGCCGAAGCCGTCGCCGTCGCCGAAGCCGTTGCCGGAGCCGGAACCGTGGCCAGGGCCGTGGCTGTCGACGGGCGGAGGGGTGTGGTGCTGGGTGTTCATGGTGGGATGGCGCAGGCAGGGGAGGCTGCCTGCGCCGGAGGTCGGGTTAGTCCTCGATGAACTTGAGGAAGGTCGCGTCCGCCGCCTCAGTGACCGGGATGAACTCGATCACGTTGGTGAGGTAGACCTCACCCGTGCGGTTCAGGCGGCCGCCCTTGATGCCGTTGTTGGCAACGGCGCTGAGGCTCAGGCCACCGCCACGCCACTCCCACAGGCGCAGGGCGTCGGTGAGCAGGACGCCCATGCTGTCAGGCGAGACCTGGGTGACCTTGCCGATGTGGACACCCGCCGAGTAAGTGCGGACGACGCATCGGCGGCCGAGCATGGGATGCCCGGCGGCGGGCTTCTTCGTGGCGGGGGCGGCGGGCTTCTTCGTGGCGGGGGCGGCGGGCTTCTTCGTGGCGGGGGCGGCGGGCTTCTTCGTGGCGGGGGCGGCGGGCTTCTTCGTGGAGGTGTTGTTCTTCTTGGTTTTCATGGTCGTTATGTTTATGTTTGGGTTTGGGTTCCCGGCGCGCCTTGGAAAATCATTTTCTAAGGGCGGGCCGAAAGGCTGAGGTGTGTCGGGGTTGCAGGGTGTTAGGGCCGGACGCGGAGACAGAACGGGTCATCCACGCCCGGCCCACCCTGTTCCCAACACGAGGGAAATGGGGTAGCCCGTTGGTTAATCGCGGTGGGCGAGGCCGCTAGACTTCTATCGTTGGTCACGGCTCAGAGGTTCCGGTGAGCTACGGTTCGCCGACACTGCTGGCGTTACATGATCCCGAGCCGCTCGGCCTTGGCGATAGTCATGTCGAGGATGGACTGCGCCAGTTCCACGGGGAGCGTGGGGCAGGACAGCACCTTGCGCTGCACGACACGGATGCCGGGCAGCACACGCTGGAGGGCGATGAAGCACTCCGTGGGGAGGCCGTGGTCATCATCCTGGGCGGGAGCCGGCTCAGTCCGGGTGACTTCGATCTTGTCCCCGGGCTTGATGCCGACGACGCGCTTGATGTGGGCGAGCACGTCGGGAGGGGGCACCGGGATGCCCGCCGCCTTGATGGCCTCGGTCAGAGGGCAAGGTTCGGGGGCCGGGGCCGGGGCGGGGGCGGGGGCGGGGGCGGGGGCCTTCGCCTGAGCGGCGTGGAACTCCTCCAGCGCCAGCGCGGTGCGGGCGGCGGTGTCGATGCGGTGGGCCGCATCGCGGGCGAGGGGGAGCTTGTCCCACAGGAGGATGCCCTCCGCCGCGATGTCAGCGGCGGAGCCGAAGCTCAGCAGGCTGACGATCTGGCGGCCGCAGAGGCCCGGGGGAACCTTGCTGAGGTGGTCGGAGGCAGCCCGCAGCAGGGCTGCGGAGTAGCGGGGGTGCTCCACCGCTTTGCGGGGGGGCCAGGGGTTTGATGGTAGGGTCGTTCTTCATGGTCTTTGTCGTTGTCTTTGGGTTTGGGTTTGTCCACCGACGGCAAACGCGCCGCAGGGGGAAAGGGTTTCGGGGCTTGGAACCTGAGGTTCTAAGGGTCATTCATGGGCGGCAAATTCCATGAAGTCTTGGGCGAGGTTCTCAATCCACTCGCGCAGATCTTCCTGCGGCAGGCGGATGACGTCGCACAGCTCGTATCCGGGCGGGAGTTTCTCGCTGTCGAGGGCGTCGAAGATTTCCTGCGCCGTAGCCTTGGGGGGCAGATCGGATAGGAAGTGGGTGGCGGCGAGGTGGACGGCTTGGTCGTATCGTGGGGTGTTCATAGGCGGGTGGGTTGCTGGGGGTGAGGGTTGCTGGGTTGCTTGGAACCTGAGGTTCTAAGGGTCAATCGACGAGCCAGCGCAGGGACTCCGGCAGTAGTTCCACCGCCGGGCCTTTGTCAGCCCAGCAGCCCTCGTTTTCCGGGTCATAGACCCGGCACCAGCCGGAGTCCGGCTCGACATGATACTCCAGCCCGCCGTGCTTCACGACGAAGGGCTTGCGGCTGGGGGCCGGGGGGCTGTCGTCAAGGGTGACGACCTCGCCCCCGCACTGGGGGCAGTATTCGCCCGACTCGGTCGGGCACTGGCAGATTTCGCAGGGTGCTTTCATGGGTGTTGTTGTCGTTGTCGTTGTCGTTGGAACCTGAGGTTCTAAGGGATGGCCGGGTCATTCCGGCTCATGTCATTACTGCCGAGGGAAGGGTCAACGCGCCCCCGTCATGCGCCGGGGAACTGGCTGAGTTCCAACCCTTCACCCCTGCATCGGGGGCGCAGGCCCATCTTCAGCCGGCGCACGGCGGGGCCGGGGAAGGCGGACGTGTGGTCGACCACACGGGCGGGGCGGGTCTTGACGAGGCGGCGCGCCAGGCGGAGGCGGCGGAGGAATCGGGCGATGACCTGGGGGTCGGTGCTGAGCGTGTCGTTCATGGGGTGCGGGGTTGCTGGGTTGCTGGGTTGCTGGGTTGCTGGGGTGGAGGGCTTAGAACCTGAGGTTCCAAGCCCTCCGAAGGAGAGGTCAGCCGTCGTCGTCCTCACGGAGGGCGGCGGCGAACTCGGCGTCAATCAGGCGGGCGAACTCGTGTTGAAGCTCCGCTTCAAGGCGGCGGGCGCGGTCGCGGTCGCCGCAGTAGAGCGGCTGGGCCGCACGGATGACGGCGAGGTCGCCGAGGATGTCGGCGCGGGGCCGGGGGGCCGCGTCGTGGCGGGGCCACGGCAGGGCGTTGAAGGCGGCGAGGCGGTCGCCGAAGGGGGGCAGGGTGTTGCGTTGCATGGGGTGTCAGGGTTGCGGGGTTGCTACTTCGTAGGGCGGCTTAGAACCTAGGTTCCAAGCGGTAGGCCCGCCGAATCAGGGCACAAAAAAAGGGGCACCCTGTTAAGGGTGCCCCGTGGGTGGCGTCGTGCCTGCTTACTTGGCGGCTTTAGCCGCCCTTTCGATGGTCTGCTGCGCAAGCTCGGAGAGCTTTTCCGCCAAGGTCATAACCTTGACGGCTTTGCCGTCGAAGTGGGTGAGAAGGGCGGCGAACAGGCTGTTCGCGTCGCCGAGGTCAACGGTGACGCCGCCCTTGGCGGCATCCTTGGCGAGTTTGCCCTTGAGGCCCTTCGAGCCGCTCTTCTCATGCTTGCGCTCCGCCTCCATGCCGGCGCCGCCTTCGGCGGTCGGCGCGGTGAGCACCCGGTTGAGGTGCTGCCGGGAGACCCCGTGCTTCTCGACGACGGCCCGGAGGGCCGTTGCGATGACCCGGTCATCGTAGCCTTCGGCGCGGAGGGCGATGACCGTCGCCACCGTCCGTTGCTTGAAGGTGCCGACAGCTTTGCTGTAGGCGATCATGGCCTTCTCGAAGGACGCAAGGGCTTTGTTGCCTTCGGCGACGGTGGCTTCGGTGTTAGGGGCGATGACAGGGTTGGTCAGTTCAGTGCTCATGTTGTGTTGGTGGGTAGGGTGTTGTGTTGTGTTGTTGCGGCGATGTTTGCCGTCACCATAGCTCTGCCGAGGAAAGGGTTTAGAACCCGAGGTTCCAATTCCTTCGGAATTGCCTGCGTGTGGCGATCGCATGATGCAGGCGCGTTGAGCTACGGAGTAGCTCCGATGGAGGGTTGGAGGGTTGGAGGGCTTAGAACCTCAGGTTCCAACTCCTTCGGAGTTGCCTGCGCGTAGCGCGAGAGGTCAAGGTTTGACGAGGCAGGGTCAGGGGAGCTAAAGCTCCCGATGCGTGGCGCGGGCCGTGCGCGAAATGCAACTTCGTTGCATGTAGCTGTAAATCGTTGAATCCCAACAGCGAAGCTGTTAGGGGTGTTCATTTGAGTGGTATCGAACCAGGCTACCACGGCCTCAGTCATCCATCGCGTATGTCGTTGATTCTCAACGACGTGCGCGATGGACACCACCCCGGGTAGGAGGGCTGGGGGCCGCGTGGGCTGGGAAACTTATCGGTCAGTGGGTCGCAGAATTTTGGCCAAAATCTCAGGTCCTGGTCAAATGAACACTCAGCCCTGGAGGCAATGGCGGAGGTCAATGGCCTGGGGTTTGGGCGCGGTCGCCGGCGCTGAAGACCGCAACCCCACAACCCTGCAGCCGGTCAACCAGGTCAACCAGGTCACCCAAACCGGTCAACCAGGTCACCCGGATCCAGGCAACCAGGGTCGGAGGGCTGCAGGGGTGCAGGGTTGGAGGTCGCCGGCGGGCAGGGTCGGGGGTATGTTGAGTTGAGAGCCTGTCTCAATAGGCTTGAGGGGATGCCCGAAAACAGGGTCGAAAATGGGCTGCTCACCTGAACACCCCCTGAGTGGGTTGCTGCTGGGGATCAGGGTTGCAGGGGTGCAAAAGGCCACAAATCACCTCGGGAGTAGGTGGTGAGGGGGAGTCAAAAACAGGCCTTTTTGGAAGTCCACCCACCAATCGAAGCCCCGCCGTTGCGAGGCTGCAGCGCCTTAGTGGGGGTAGTGGGGGATAAGGTAACTTTAATAATAATAAAGTAATAATATATAGGGTAATCCGGTGATACCTGTGATTTCCGGGAGTTTTTGATTTCGGGCACTCACCCCCCATTTTGCGTTTTTTGTGTTCCTGGGAACTTTTATGCCGAACCCCGATTCACCCCACTTCCCCACCTAAATCGCCATAAACGACTGAGTTTCAACAGTTTAGGGCGATTGGGGATGGTAAAGACCAACTTTTTATCCCCACTATCACCCCACTCTCCCCACTTAATTCTCGCCTAAGGCGTTGGTAATCAGCGGTCTAGCTCTTCAGGGGGTTTGACTCCACCCTTTTCGGAGGTCTCGGGCCGGCTGTTTGCTGCCACTGCCTCGCACCAGTCCCGGAATTCTGCCTCGGTGAGGTCGCTTTTCATGGCGTTGACCCTCATGGCAGCCAGGACGATGTTCTTGACCGTGTATCCACGCCGGTTGTCTAGGCGATCCAGGCTCACGCAGCGCGGTCCCGGGGTCAGAGTCATCGGCCGGCCGCTGAAATAGCACCTCCCGGCCTGCCGATACCACTGGGTGACGATGCTGAGGGCGTCGACCGTGAAAACCTGGCCCCTGTTCTTTGCCCTCAGGCGGGCCTTTGTGGCCATCAGGCGGGCTTTTGCCTCAATACACTCTCGGGCGCGGTCGCGGTCGCTTTTTCCGCGGCAGCGGCCGCACCTGGCGTTGCTGTTGTGGGGTCGCTCGAACTCCCGGTGGCAGACTGTGCAGGTTGAAAGGGCCATTTCCCAAAAGATAAACCCCATGGCCCTCGTTGCAAGGACCATGGGGCGGACGCGGCGGCGATCCTGGGTGGCTGACGGCTGACTAGGTCGTCAGAGAGTAGTCGATCGTGTAGCGGGTGATGCCTCCCACCCGGCTGACACGGACCAGCGGCTTATAGTAGTCGCTGATCTTGGCGAGGATGCGCCCCACGGCGACCGGGGAGTAGCTCCGCATGAGGGCCATGAGGCTCGGATCGCTGTTGATGGCCCTGATGAGGTCTGTGCAGGAGCCTGACCAGATCGTGGGCTTGCCCTTGACGTGGATGTCCAGCATCGAAACCCTCCAGGCTTCCATAATTTCTACAAACCGGTGGTCAGGTGAACTGTCACGGGCGCTCTCGACCAGCGCCGGGTGGTGGTAGCTGACCACCCCGTAGCGCGGGTTCTTCGTGTCGATCACCCCGGCCGGGGGTTCCCAGGCGTCCAGCCATGCGAGGAAGTGCGGGAGCTCGCGGCTCAGCATTTCGTCGTTCTCCTTGAGCGTCCCGAACTCCGCCTTCCATGTGGGGTGGCACCGGAAGAGGTGCAGCTTGTCGAGGATGGAGCCGTCAAGGGTTGGCAGTATGCTCAGCGAGTCGCTGTCGTCGTTGCAGGTGATGAAGATGCGCCCGAACCAGGGGAGCGTGACCGCGTCCATGTATTTCGGGTGGAACACCAGCTCCGGGCTGGCGGCGTGCTTCTTGAGCATCTCGCTGAAACGCTTGTGGTCGTTGAAGTTGGCGGTGCTCTTGGAGTCGTCGACGTTCCAGATCGGGCTGGCCCCGAGCTCGCGGTTGAACCCCTTGCCCTCCAGCAGGTAGTTGCTCGCGTCCACGGCGCCGCCCATGATCTTGCGGAGCACGGCGATGCCCAGGAAGCTCTTGCCCCGGCTCGGCTTGCCTGCCAGCACGGCCAGCTGGCCCAGCCGCGGCTCGCAGTTCAGTCCGCTGCGCCAGAAGCGCTGCAGCCAGGCGAAGAAGAACTCCCGGGGGTGGTGGCCGCCCTGGATCACCGGGTCGAACACGTTGTTGAAGAACTCGTGCAGCCACGGCCACTTGCTCGGATCTCCGTCGGAGGCCGGACGCATCACGCCGTTGACGCAGGCGGTGTTCAGCATCTTGAACCCGTTGAAGGTGACCACGGGGTTCTCGTTGAAGAGGAATGGTCCCTGGCCGTCAACCCTGCGGGTCTCCTGGATCATGGTCAGGACCTGCTCCGCCTCCGTGGCGGTCTTGCCCGGCTTGAGCCTGTGGCTGATCCCGGAGACCTTGAGGCGCATCAGGAGGTCCTCCTTGCCGTATCGGCGCCATTCATCACCGCTGCGGAGGCAGTAGGTCCCCGTCCCGGTGTCGTAGTAGGCCTCCCCGGCGGCGTCGCTGAGCCGGCGCTGCTGGAACTCCTTGACGAACTCGCTGCCGAGCAGGTCGGCCCAGGTCATCAGGCCCTTGGCGGAGCGTGTGGAGAACGCCCTGACGCCGATGTCCGTGACCACGCATCCGCTGCGCTCGATGCCGTCCTCGATCCAGAAGAGAGGGCCGCGTGCCCCGGGGGTGAAGTCGCCCACCCAGCGGGACCGGAAGCTCGGATAGCGCTTTTCCAGCGCCGAGGCGACCACTTCAATAGGAATGACAGAATCCCCGCGATCTGCGCCCTCGAACTTGACCTTTTCGATGACGCTGAGCCAGTTGGAGAAGGTGACTTCGCGGTCAACCTTGCCCCCGACCGAGTGCCATGCGCGGCCGAACTCCCAATACATTTTGGTGTCATAGCTCGCCTCGTCGAGGCCCGGGGCCAGCTTCTCGACCCTGAGCTCCTTGCCCAGGAGACGGATGAACTTGTCGTCAGCCTTGCGGTCCCCGGTCAGCTGGACCGGTTCGTCAAACTCCCAGATCACGCGGGCCTTGTGCGAATAAGTCTCGGTGACCCAGGTAGGGCGGATGCGCTCCGGCAGGGATCGGCAGCGGCCGATGAGGTCGGGCAGGTCGATGCCGGAGCCGTCATAGTCGGCCACGAACCCGTGCAGGACGTGCGCCGGGTTGTCGTGGATGTTGACGCGGATGCGCGGGGCCACGCCTTCGACCAGGGTGTAGAAGATGTGGTCGGTGGTCGGCTGGACGCACCACGAGCGGAAGTCTTCCTTCGTGGGGAAGTCGAGGGAACCTTCGAGCTCCGGTGGCCACTCCGCCGGTTCTTCCAGGCGGGTGTCGGTTGCGGCGAGGTTGGGGAGGGAAAAATAGCGGCTCATTTACTTGTTGGGGTAGGTGTCAACGATCTTGCCCTCGGCGTCGAGGGGGAGGCCCGGCATGAAGTCCGGCGGGGTGCGCATGACCTGCAGCAGGTCATGGAGTGCGTCTTCCGCCTTGTCTTCGGGGACGAGGCAGGTCAGTTCGTCGTGGACGTGGAACAGGATCGGCAGGCCCAGCTCATACTCGATGACCGGGATGAAGCTGGCGAACACGTCGCGGGCGGTCGCCTGCACGAGGTTTTCCGTCAGGCTCCCTCCCCACCACTTCTTGCGGACGATCCCGCGGCCGGAGACCGTCTCGGCGGTCAGCCCGCCCATGCGGCTCGGGCGCATGTAGCGCAGCAGGCGACCGGATGGGAGCTCGACATGGTAGTCCTCCCGCTTGGATGCAGCCCGGGTCATGCCTTCCTGCAGGTGATTCCACAGGCCGTTGCGCCCGCAGACCAGCGGTTCGCTGGCCCGGAACGCCTGCACCACGCTGTCAGCCTCTTCGAGGGTCAGCTTGATGCCGTAGTTGGCGGCCATGACCACGAACTTCTCCGCGCCGGCTCCGTAGCCCAGCGAGAGCACGCGGGCCTTGGCCAGGGCGTAGAGGTGAGGGTCCTCGTTCTTGAGCTTGCCACCGGTCCAGCCCATGGATGTGCGGGCGTGGGCCTCGTAGATCGCCATGCCTTCCCGGAGTTTCTGCAGCAGAGGCTCGTTGCCCACCAGCCACGCGAGGCAGCGGGGTTCGATCTGGCTGAGGTCCGCGTTGATGAACCGGTATCCCGTGGGAGCCTTGAGCAGACTGCGGAAATCGACGCCGAACATGGGCTTGCTCGGGAGGTTCTGGACGTTGACGCCGTCAGCGCCGCTCCAGCGACCCGTCACGGAGGCTCCGAAGTAGAGCAGGCCGTAGTTCATGTCGCCCCCGACAACGCGGGCGCGCATGGCCTTGAGTCGCTCCAACAGGGTGTTGGTGCGGCGGAACTCGCGCATGGCGGCCACCCATGGATAGGTGTCACCATACTTGTCCTCCCAGGCGGCGCAGTCCGCGGAGTCCTTGGCGAGGCTAGGCGGCGGTTCGATGCCGACCTTGCGGCACTGCTCGGCGAGCGCCCTGGGGCTGAGTGGCTTCTCCTCACCCTCGTGATACCACGGGATGCGTGTCCCTGCTTCCCAGTTGCGGCGCTCCAGTTCAGGGATGGCCTTGTCAAGGGATGGCACGTCAACCGGGATGCCGTGCCAGGCGATGCTGCGTGTGTGCCTGGAGAGCAGGCGCTCGTGGTCCGGCCACTGGTCGCTGAGCTTCATCCACAGGTCGAGGGTGAGCTCCGCGTCGCGCATGGCATACTTGGTGACTTCCTCGCGGAAGGCCGGTGTCATGGTCTCCCATTTCTGCCCCTTCATCGCGGTTCGGGTGTCCTTCGACACCTCCTGCTGAAGGAAGAACTTGGAGGCTCCGGCAAGGTTGCGGGGTCCGCCGAGGTAGGCGCAGAGATCCGCGGTGCAGTGAGTGAGCTCAGGATGTGCGTTTTTCGGCACGATGCAGTCCTTGCGCAGGCGCTGCAGCACGAGCTCGTCAAAGCTCGCGTTGTGGTGAATCCACTGCCATCCCTCCCCGCTGATCTTGGACCAGTCGAAGAGCATGGGTGGGCCAGCATACTCGATGCCGGTGTCGGTCTTGATCGTCACCATGTAGGCGTCGAAACGAGGGTCGAAGATGTAGTTCCTCGTGCCCTGGATCGTGATGCCGAAGGTGTCGTCGTAGTAGGTTTCAAAGTCGATCGCCGCTGTCTTCATTGTTGTCATATAGAGGGCGGAAGGAGTCACCTTCCGCCCGGGTTCGTTGCATGGTTGCTACCCTTAAACAGGGAGCTTTGGATTGGGGGTCTTCGGAAACAGCTGATGTGGACGGTTGTCAATCAGGTTCCCGACGTGGGTTGCATCCATGAGGATGCTGCAGCCTGCTGCAATGTGGGCAAGGTGGGACTTGCCGGATTCCGGGTCAAGATCCTCGCCGGAGGTCCACGCGCTCAGGTGGCGCATGATCGCTCCGACGTAGGTCATCGCCTCGACCTTGTTCCCCCTCCAGTTCCACGGGCCGTATTTACGGGCGCCGAGGGCCAGGACCCACGCTGTCTGTAACATCGCGGTCGGAGGGAGCAGGTGAAGCGGGCATTTGAGCTTGCCCGCCTCACCCTTCGGGTCGGTCAGTCCAGCCTCCACAGTTTGGCCTTCGATGGGTTCTCGGGACATACTCGGATGGCGATGCTGATCTTATTCCGGCTGGCCAGCGTGTGGAGCGTCTTCATCATCGCGGCGTCCACAATCACAGGGGCTGGCTTCACAGGAGGCAGGCTCCTGAGGAACGCCGACAGGTTGCTGATCGAGGGGGAGCTCGGGCTGGGTTTCTTTTTCGAGGGTCGCCCTGGCTTCGGCGATGCGGTCGGTGACATACTTGTTGAGGGAGGCGGTGAGGTTGTTGAGGCGGGCCGAGACGAGCATGATCTGCTCAGGGCCGAAGAGGCCTGCGGAGATGGGCTGGTCGAGGAAAAACTGGAGTTCACCGTCCGGGCCTGTGGCGAGTGCCACGCCGACGAAGTGGTTTTCGCCGAGTGGGATGCTGGTCTGGAAGTGGGTGCTCATCTGCTCCGGCTGGGGGGAGCTTCCGGTATCTGCTGGGGTGTCGGACATGTCTGGGGGTAGGGTAGTTGTGGTGGTTTGGGTGCCCTCCTCGTCAACCTTGACGAGGAGGGCGGGGTGCTGAGATTACTCGCCGCGCCTGATGGCGTTGGCGATCTCCGCGTCAGCGTCGGAGAGCTTGCCACGGAACGTCGGGACCGGTGTGACCCAGGTTCCCTTGGCCCCCTTGTTGACCGACGAGGTCATGCTCCAGCGGCCGGTGTAGAGGCCTTTGCGGAGGCTGAACTGACGGGCGGTGAGGAGGGCCTTGCCGAGGCTGGTGTAGGCGCTGCGGCCCACGCTGTAGATCACAGGAGCCCAGAGGTCTCCGGCGATCTCATACATGAACAGGTCGCGCACCGCTTCGGCGTCTTCCATGGTGTCCAGATCCGCAGGCTTTTTGATGAGCATGAAGATGTGAGCCAGTTCGCTGAACTGGTAGTCGCCGAACCCGATGACGCCGCCGGCTGCGCGCACTTCCTCGACGCTGTCATAGACGGCGCCGCGCTCAGTGTCGCCGTAGGGGCGCTTCTCCTGGAACTGCTTCTTGATGGACAGGGCGATGAACTCAAGCGGACGGGCGATGAGGCACGTCTTGTTGAGCACGAACTCACCGAAGCCGAACTTGTCGGGCAGGTCCCCCGTGCGTTGCACGAGGTTGAGCCGCGGCAGGCGCAGATCGGAGAGGTTGACGTCGCCCTGCACATCCGCGTCAGAGGCTGCAGCCACGCTCGTGCTGAGCGTGGAGGGAGCGACGGTTGCGGGGAGCTCGCGAGCCGGGGCGGAGCCGGCGACAGGGACGTCCTTGGGGGAGTCGTAGCGCTCGGTGGGGGCGGGCTCGGAGGTTGCGGGGCGGCGGCTGAATGAGGTGGTAGCCATAGTAGTGTAGTCTCTTTGGGTTTGTGGTTTCGTTGGTCTCTTTACTTCGTCCGAATGGGGTCCAGCTTGTGGTAGACTCCTTCGGACACCAAGGCACCTGCCGTCAGGAGACGATCCGTGAGCAGGTTCTTGTATTTCGCCTTCTCGCCCTTGGGGGCGGATTCGGTGAAAATCTCTTCCAGCTTGCCGATGCTGACACCGGTGGCGCATGCGAGCATGTCCTCCCAGGCAACCTTGTCCTTGAGCGCCTCATAGGCGAGCAGCGGGCTGTTGATCCGGCGGGGCTTGTTGACCTCCACCAGACGAAAGTCTTCGGGCACGATGCCCTCGGTCAGGGCCATCTCCAGAGCCCAGGACTGCACGTCCTCCGCCCATTTGGCGGCGATCTTGGCCGCACGGAGCAGCAGGGAGGCGGTCTTGGGGTCACGGGTCTCGCCCGGACGAATGATCGGATCGTCGAGAACCCCGAAGGCAGGGTCAAACTTGCTGACGATGCTGATGGTCTTGCGGGCCAGGGGGCGGCAGCGGGCACGGTTGCCACAGAAGTCGCAGGCTTCGCACAGCGGGGAGAAGGTCTTCTCGACGTCGGGCGAGAAGAAGTCCGTCCTCGCGAGCTTGGCACGCTCGATGACGAGCTTGATCTCAGCGCCGATGGTGTCGAGGTCGCGCTCACGGTTCCATGTGTGGAAGCTGATGGTATCGAGCTTCGGCTGCACAAGGTGGACGGTGATCTCGTTGATGCTCGGGAACATGTTCATCACCCCGAAGGTGTAGGCCTTCATCTGGATGTTCCGCTCCGCGTCGCGCACCGGCATGATCCCGAACTTGAAGTCGACGATGTCAGCCTTGCCATCCGGCTTGATAATGAGGGTGTCGAGGAAGCCCCACTGGTCGAAGACTTCGACGCAGATCTCACGCTTGATGTCGAGCGCACCTTCCGCGACCTCGGCCTCGTAGCCCATCGCCATTTCGACGAGCATCTTCTCCTCGTCGTCCAGTCCGGTCATGTCACCGGTTTCGCAGGCGGCGTGGCAGCGGGTGCCCTGCTCGGCGGCCTTCATGGCCGTGGCGCTGGACTTGCCACCCTGATACCCTGGACAGATCGACAGTGAATCAAGCTGCGAGGGCGAGAAGGCGGCGTGTCCGCGCTCTCCGCTCTTCTTGATAGCGTCCTCCCCGGTGGAAGGGGCTGCGGGTTCTGCGGCTGCAGGGACCGGGGCTGCCTCGGGCTTTGGTTCTGCGGCGGCTTCCTTGGCCTTGCGGGTCCGCTTCACCTTGGGAGTTTCGGCGGGGGCCGGGGCTGCGGGTTCTGCGGCGGGGGTGTCAACCACGGGGGTTGCTTCGACTTCAATGGCGGCCTCGGGGGTCGCCGCTGGGTATGTTGGTGTCCTTGGCATAGTTGTAATAAACGACTTCTTGTGCAGCCGCTGCATGTTGTCAATCTTGATTTGCACGGCTTCCAGCACTTTTTCTTCGATCGACCCGGCGGCGACCAGCACGCGGTTGATTGGCGAGGACCTGGCCCCTGCGCGGTCAATGCGGCCGAAGACCTGGTCCATGATCTTTGCGTTGTAGCATGGGGAGATCAGAGCCTCACGCGGGCGGGCTGCCGTATCTGTATGATGGAGGTTCACGCCGGTTCCGCCTGCGGCAATGTTGCAGATCAGCACATGGACCTCGTCCTGCTGGAAGGCGTCGATAACCTCCTGCCGCCGGGCTGTGCGGGGTTCTTCACCCCAGATCTTGCCAGCGGTCACCCCGTCGCTTTCCAGCAGGTCGCACAGGTAGCGCACGCTCTGGTTGTAGTTCAGGAACACCACCACCGACTTGCCCTCCTCCAGGCGCTCATGCACCATCTGGCGGATCTCAGGCATTTTGAGGAGCTCGACCTTCTGCCGGGCACGGGTCAGCTTGACCACAGCTTCGGCCGGATTGCCCTTGAGGGTGACTCGCTCCTCGATCTCCTTGTCAACGATTGACTGCAGTTCATCAGCACACTCATCGAGCAGCTTCTTGATCTCGTCAGCGCTGCCGAATGAGATGGGGTCGTAGATGATCTGGCCGTCAGGGAAAAACTCGGCGAGATCCTCGCGGGTCAGCATGCTCCCGTGCTCCGGGTAGATCAGCCGGCTGAGCCTGTCGAGGTGGCCGTCGCTGCCCACGCGCTTGACGAACTCCAGGGCGCCCCATGGGTTCGTGGTGGCGCCGAACCGCAGCGCCCACCCGTAGAAATCCTTGAGGCAGTGCAGCCCGAGCAGGTAGCCGATGGCCCGCATTTCGACCGGGTTTTCGCAGGCCGTGGCGCTGAGCATCAGGGTGATGAACGGCTTCGCCGCGATCAGCATCTTGGCGTTCTGGGTGTAGTGCCCCTTGCACGCATGGACCTCGTCAAACACGATCATGGTGCCCGGCGGCAGGGTGAATGTGAAGGAGCCCTTGACCCACTTCCCGAAGAGGGTTGTGCCTTTGCGCAGCTTCTCGTAGTTCACCACGCCGGCGAGCTCTGCCCCCTGCTCCTTGAGCACACGCGACCAGTTGACGATCGTGGACTTGGGCGCGATCACGAACACACTGAGCCCGAGGCGTTTGGCGACCTCCGCGGCGCAGAGTGTCTTGCCCGTCCCGGTCTTGGACGAGTCGATGGCTGCGCGGTGGCGACGTAGGATGTTGCCCAGCGCCTCAATGTGCGCGGCCTGCTGTGGGTATGGCTTCTTCATTTGATGGTTTTCGCGAACTCCCAGATCAGGAGGGCGTCTGCGATGGCGTGGGTTACTTTGACGGAGGGGAAGCGTTTCTGCGCCTCGCCCTTGAGGGTGTTCTTCCAGGCGGTGTATCCGCCTGCGGATTTCTTCGTGCCGAGGCGGAAGTGCTTCTGCCAGGAGTGGGGGTCGATCTCGACGATGCGGATGCCGAGGGCCAGGGCGGCGCCGGTGATGAGTCCGGCGTTGCGGTGCAGCTTGGCCATGCTGGCTCCGCTGACACGTCCGCCGGGCACGGAGACGAAGAGGGGCAGCTTCTCGATGGCCAGCCAGGGCTCAGGCTGGTGGGAGGCGTCAGCGATCTCTTTGACGGCCCGGAGGGCGCCGACCACGTCAGCCTCCGTTTCGGGCATGGATGCGACGGATGCGGGCGACGTGTAGGCCGCGTTGCCGATGACGATGCCGCCGCTGAGTCCTGGGTCGACGGCGATGATGAGTGGGGTCGTGTCGCTCATAGTGTATTGTCTGGGGTGATACCAAACCACTCCACTGCGTCCGGCAGGAGCACAAGCCCTTTATAGTGAGCTTGCAGCACACGGGGAGAGTTTCCGACCTGTTCAGCCACCTTCCAGGCATCGCGTTCCTGCGCCATGGCATAGGTGACATAGGAGTGCCGGAGAGCATTATTCTTCCACACTACCCCAGCTTCCTTGGACAGGCCTCCAGTGTGGCGATGCAAGTTGGGGATGAGGTGCTGGGGGACCACGAACCCCGTCTTGTCCTTGATGTGGGAGAGCCAGGCCGCGGCATTGTCAGGCATCAGGGCGATGCGGCGAGACGCGGTCTTCGTGATCTTCGGCGTCAGCCTCACGGCCTTGTGGACAAGGTCAATATCCGCCCAGCTAAGGCGCCCGATCTCACTGGCCCGAAGTCCGACAAATCCGCCGAGGACCAGGATTGACAGCAGGAACTCTTCCTCTCCCCCAACCAGCATGCCAGCCACCGTCAGCAGCCGGCGCATTTCATCCGTCGAGAAGAACTCCGGCTCTGCCGGGGCTTCCTTCGGCTTCCTGATACGCTCCGCAAAGGTGCGGCGGTCGTAGGGGAGGTAGTCATTGTCCCTCGCCCAGTTCGCCAGCGTCTTGACCGCCCGGATGTAGTTGGCCTTCGATGTCTGGCCCCAGCTTTTCGGCATGGATCTGAGCACTTCTTCGGGGGTTACTTCCTGCAGCAGCATGCTCTTGAAGTGCCGCGTGAATATGCCCATGTGCTTCCGCACAGTGCGGATATGGTGGATGGAAAGTCCGTCGAAACGGTGACTTTTGAGGTAGGCTTGGACCGCTTCGGCGGCGGTCTTGGGTTTGGTTGACTTGTTTTTGCTCATGCTGTAGTGTGGCAGGTGTCGTAAAAAACAACACTCATGGCCTCAGTCAAGAAAAAACATTCGCGAGCTTCACTTCCCGCAGAGCGGGAGGTCTATGGCCTGATGTGGGGGCCGGAGGTCAGCGACCTCGACATTGAGCTCCTGTGCTACCGTGAGGGAGCCCCTGGCTCGCCCGGCAAAGCTCACCACTTCCGCCGGGCGGTCGACCTCCTTTGGAACCAACCCGCCTCCAGCAAGAACTTCATCTGGCACCCGTGGGCGGAGGAGATGCTCGACGCCATCTGTGCCAACAAATACCTGTCGGTCGGGGGGTGCGCGAGCTCTGGCAAGACGGACTTCTTCGCGGTGTGGGGGCTGATCGAGTGGTTGTGCGCCCCGCACGCGACACAGGTCCTCTACACCTCCACCAGCCTCAAGGACAGCCGCAAGCGTATCTGGTCCACCGTCGAGGACTACTTCCAGGCTGTGCCTGGGCTCCCCGGCAAGCTGGTGTCATCTCAGGGTGTGATCCGGTTCGAGGCCGACGGCATCCAGTCGGACAAGTTTGGTCTCACCCTCGTCGCGTCTGACCGCAAGAAGGAGCGCGACGCGCAGAACAAGTTCATGGGTTTCAAAGCCCCCCGCCTTCGATTGGTGGCGGACGAGTTGCCTGAACTTGCTGACAGCATCTTGACGACCGCCTTCTCCAACCTCGCCCGAAACGAGGACTTCAAGATGGTCGGCATCGGCAACCCGAACTCGCACTACGACCCCCACGGCCGATTCTCTGAGCCGTATGATGGGTGGTCTTCTGTCACAGAAGCGGACTACGCCTGGCGCACCAAGCACGGCCAGTTCATCCGCTTCGATGCAGAGCGCAGCCCCAACATCACCCTCGGGTTCGTCAAATTCCCGTTCCTCGCCAAGCAGGAAGACCTCGACGAAGCCGCTAAACTCGGGGAGAAATCGGTGGCCTACTACCGAATGGTCAAAGGTTTCTGGTGCCCGCTGGGGGCGGAGGACAGCATCTACTCTGACGTGGAGATCGAGAAGGGTGGAGGAACCTCTGAGCCCGTATGGGCTTCTGATGCCGGCAAGGTGAGGGTGGCTGCGCTTGACGTGGCTTTCACGGCTGGTGGAGACCGGTGCGTGCTCCGCTTCGGGACTGTGGGCAAGACAACTGGCGGCTCGCGGCACCTCCACTTTGACGAGGTCATGCTCATCTCGGAAGACGTGACCAACAAGGTCGACCCGCGAACCCATCAAATCTGCCGTCAGGTGCGTGAGGAGTGTAATAAGCGCGGGGTCCCCCTCCGCAACTTCGCGCTCGACGCCACCGCTGGCGGCGCCCCGTTCGCGGACGTGCTCGCCGTGCTCTGGGGGCCTGAATTCCTCCGGGTCAACTTCAGCGGGAGGGCGTCAGACCTGCCTGTGTCATCCTCTGACAGGTCGCCTTCGTATGAGCGCTACTACGACCGCGTATCTGAGATCTGGTTTGCTGGCAAAGAGTTGCTCCGAGCCAAGCAGCTCAGCGGCCTGGACGCTTCCACCATCCGCGAGATGGTCTCCCGCAAGTATGACACCGTCAAGGGAGCCGGGAAGCTGCTGCTCCGGGCTGAGAGCAAGGTTGACATGAAGGACCGTGTTGGGTTCAGCCCTGACTTGGCGGATGCTGCGTTCATCCTTGTCGACCTATGCCGCTCCCGACTAGGATTCTCTTCTGCTGAACGGCCATCCACCCGCCCTGCAGCGAGCCGTCAAAAGTCTCCCCTGAAGAAGGCCCTGTGCAAACTTGACGTTGCTGGGCGAGCCCGCAGGTTCTTCTAATGAAAGTCATCTCCCCAGCCCGGAGCCTACACGAAGCGTTTTATGCAATGGGTGTCCTCGCCCACATTCCGGGAGGCCCCCACCACATCTACTTCCCATCTCGGGAGCCAGCAGCTCGCGATCATTTTGACGACATCGTAGCGCTGTCCTCACGCATGTCGTGGATTCGTAGTGTCCAGCGGGGGCTGCCTCCTCTGCAGCAGTATGGACTCGACCTGCGCCCCTACTCTTTCAAGCAGGAAGGCCGGGCCATGCTCACGAAGATGCGATATTACTGTGGGATTTACGAACCCAAGCCCTGGTTTGAGAGGATCTCTTCAACGCGGGGGCACGTTGTGCTGTCACGCACGACAGTGCAGCAGAATCCCCTGTTTCCGTGGGGGGCTTTGCTGGCTGCGCTGCACCGGCAGCAGCTCATTTTTGTCGGCAGTTCAGAGGAATATGCAGCCTTCCAACCCGTCATCCCTGATGGAGTGACTATCACTCACATGCAGGCGAATGACTGGGGCGGAGCAACTCTTGACACCTGCCTGAGCGCCTCACTCTACATCGGCAACCACTCACCGGCTCTGGCTGTCGTCGAGGGAGCACACGTCCCCGCTATCACAGAGGTCAGCCTCAGCAACCCCGACAACATCTACCTCAGGCCTGGGTCCTGCCCTTGTTTCACGAATTACGCCGCGGCTCCTGACGAAGCTCCGGTCATCGGTGGAGGGGCTGTGCAGTCGCGGGCTGAGGGGTTGCTGGCGGCGATCTATGCAGACTGGCCCAACCCACCGAACGGCTGGAAGGTTGACGTGAGTGACAGAGCTTCGAGGTATTTTGACACCCTTGAAGACGCTTGTTTTTACATGTGCCGCCACTCGCCGGACCTGAACCTGATGAACCGGGAGTATGCGAGAAAGCTCATTCTGGAGGAAAACCTGAAAGCCTTCCCCGAGTGGGCTGACGAGGCGGTCGCCCATCGCCTATTCAAAAAACCCGCGCTTGCGCTCCGCACGGCGGCTCGTAAAGTAAAACTTCGGAGATACCTCCCACCCGTCAGCAGCTACCTGTCCGATCTATGCGATTGACCATTCCTGTCACCCCGTCCTCCACCGCTCGCCTCCCCTGCCTCCTGGAGACCTTGAGCGCCCACAACCCCGGTCCGGGGCACCAGGTATTCATCACCACCGTCACTAACTGCAACCAGGTTGCAGAAAAGTTTGCGGCGGATGTGCGCCGGCATACCAAGTTCGGCGGGGTGATCCTCTCGGTGACCAGCCCGTCCCTGATGACGGGGCCTGACAACTACCTGTGGGCCACCTATTTCTCCGCCCCGCACCCTGACACCCTGTGGCTCGGCGACGGCGCGGAGATCGTCGGCAGCGACGGCTGGCTCAGCAAAGTGGAGGACGAGCTCAGGTTCGCGACGTCGTTCTTCATCGGCCCGCAGACGCTCCACACCACGGGCGTCTACCGGGCCGGCGCTTCCAAGCGTCTGCAGGCGTGGCGCTGCCCCTGCTTGCAGGGCAGCCTGCCCCCGCACCTGTCCCACAGCTCCGCGCTCAACAACATCTACCGGCCGTCGAGCATGTTCCACGTCGCTGACAGCCTTGACGGCGCCCCGGCGGCTGCGTTTGTGGTGATCCCCAGCAGTCGCCAGGGGTTCGTGCCGACCCCGACCCCAGCTGAAAAGGTTGACAAGTTCACCCCGCAAGTCACCCCCGAAGTCACCCCGCAAGTCGAGGTCGAACCCGTCAAGGTTGACACACCCCCGGTTTCCGAGGTTAGTGTCGCTCCGCAAGCCCCCGCTCGCATCGTCCGCCGCGCCAAACCTTGACCACCATGCAACGAGCCCTCACCGAATTCCAGCAGACCGACGACGGCCTGCTCACCGCCTCCACGAAAGGACGCATCCCTGACCGCCGCATCGCTGACGCAGCCTCTGCGCAGAAGGCGCTGAAGAAGATGATGGACGATGACGTGGAGTCGAGTCGTGGCAGGGCTCAGATGCAGGCGATGTTCGACGGTCAGCGCCCCTACCGGGACGAGGACCTTGTCGAGACGGGCCAGGGCGGGCGGTCCAACCTGAACTTTGACGAAGCCGGCGCCCTGCTGGAATTCAGCATGAGCGGCTACGTCGACCTCTTCGCCAACACGGAGGAGTTCATGCGGTTCCGCCTGCGCCCCAACTCCTTCCCCGCTCCGCAGCGCCTGGAGTATGAGTCCAGGATCTCGAAGAACTTCACGGGCATGCTCCGCAAGTGGAGCAGCTTCTTCCACAAGTTCCTCTACTGCTGCCACCACTTCATCGCGGACGGCATCTCTGTCTGCTACTACCCCGACCACCTTGACTGGCGGTGGCATGTGGCCAAGCTCGGCGACTTCTTTTTCCCCCGCCACACGCTCGCCGATCCTGGCGCCCTTGAGCTCGCGGGCAGCATCCAGCGCTACCGCCCCTCGCAGCTTTACGCCTACATCAAGAACCCGGAGCAGGCTGCCGAGCTCGGGTGGGATGTCGCTGCGGTGCGTGATGCCCTCATCAAGTCTGTCAATGCCGCCGGCGATCGGAGGATCATGGACTGGGAGCAGGTGCAGGAGCGCCTGAAGAACAACGACCTCTACTTCGACTGCGTCGGGCACGAGATCAACATCGGCCACCTCTGGGTCAAGGAGTTCAGCGGCTCTTGGTCCCACTACCAGTTCCTGGACCAGGGCGATGCCAAGGCGTTCCTCTACAAGCGGGAGGACAAGTATCCAGCCAACCGCCCTCCCTTCCAGATGTTCATGTTCGGCATCGGCAGCAACGGGTTCCTGCACAGCATCCGCGGGCTCGGCTACAAGATCTACCCTCACATCCAGGTCAGCAACAGGCTGCGCAACCAGGTGGTTGACTCCGCCATGCTGTCCAGCTCCGTGCTCATCCAGCCGGCTGACGAGCAGGCGCTCGCCGATCTGTCCCTGACCTACTACGGCCCCTACGCCATCCTCAGCCCCGGCAACAAGGTCATCGAGCGCACGCTGCCGAACCTGCAGAACAACGCCATGCCAGTCATCAGCGACATGTCTTCCATGCTGCAGGCCAAGTCCGGCCAATACAGCTCGGTCGGCATGTTTGCTGACGACAAGGAGCGAACCCGCTTCGAGGTCGAGGCCTACGTCGCCCGCATGAGCAAGCTCAGCATCACGAGCCTGAACCTGTTCTACGAGCCCTTCCAGAACCTCCTGCGTGAGGTCGCCCGCCGCGTGTTCAACCTCAACTACGGCCCCGACCTGCCAGGAGGCGACCTGGTCACCGAGCTGCGTGACCGCCTCCTGGAGGAGGGCGTGCCGGCGGAGGCCTTCGGCGTGATCGACTTCGATCGCTGCACCGTCAACCGTGCTGTGGGTGGTGGTTCGCCTGAAGCTCGTCAGTTGATCCTCAACGAACTGGCGCAGGAAGCTCCGGCCTTTGACGAGGTCGGTCGCCACAACCTGCTCCGTGACCGTGTCGCCGCTCGTGTCGGGTATGACCTCGCCGATCGGTATGTGCCGGATGATTCCACGCCGCGCCCGACCATTGACGACAAGCTCTCGGTGCTGGAGAACTCCCACCTCATCAACGGCGAGGAGATCCGCGCCCAGTCCAACGAGCTTCACCTCACCCACCTGAAGAATCACACAGCAAGGCTGAAGCAGTTCATCGACTCCGTGGAATCCGGCGAAGCTGACATCGGCTCCGTCGTGCAGCCCATGGTGATGATCCACGCCCATGCCACCGAGCACGTCGAGCTTGGCGGGGTTGACCCAGCGATCGCGGAGATGGTCGCCATGTATCGTCAACAGTTGCAGCAGGCAGGCGAGATCATCTGGAACGGCCAGCAGAAGCTCAAGGCCGAAGCCCGCAAAGCCGCCCAGGAAGCTGAGGCTCAGGCTGCGGAAGGCCAGGCTGCGGCTCCAGCCCAGGATCAGTCTCTCAGCCCCGAGCTTGAGCGCAAGCTCATCGAGCACAATCTGCGCCTCCAGATGAAGCAGGAGGAGCACCAGCAGAAACTCCAGATGAGGCAGGCCGAATTCGCGCAGAAGCAGGCCATCAATGACGCCAAGGAAGTGGCCAAGTTGCGCCGCCTCGGCGTGTAATCTCCCATGAGCGAACCCAAAACACCCCAGGTCCCAACCACTCTGATCGAGTGGACCAAAGCCCCCACATTCCGCGAGCAGCTGGCCACGGCCGTGCGTCAACCTTTCATGGTCGGCGCAGTCGCTGTGTTGCGCAACATGAACGCCCCGAAGGCGTTGACCAGTCCTGACCTTGCCGCCGGCGCCCTCTGCCACCAGTATCACGCTGGGTGGGAGGCTTGCATCAAGGCGCTCCTGAGCCTGCCAGGGTTTGACGACACCGCCCTCTCTCGGATGCAGAAAGCCGCCACCTTGGAAGCCGACGGCCCCTGGAGCTATGCCGGGGCTGCCGAGAAGAAATAACCATCTCACCCCACACCCCTCCCTATGGACCCCGCCCTCAACCCCGCCCCCGCTGCCGACCCAAAGCCGGCTTCTGACACCATCATCGACCGCCTCGGTGCGATGGATGACCTCTTTGCCGATCCGGCCCCTGCCGCCGATCCGGCCCCTGCCGCCGATCCGGCCCCTGCCGCCGATCCGGCCCCTGCCCCTGATGCCACTGACGGCGACGACATCGCCTCATTCCTTGACAAGGACAAGACCACCCCTGCGGCTGACCCGGCCGCCGGTGACGACGACGACAAGGTCCCCGAGGGCATGACGCAGAAAGCCGGCGACCGCTGGAAGGCGATCAAGGCCGAGGTCAAGGAGTGGAAGCGCAAGTATGAGGAGGCCACCTCCTCCCAGGTCCCGCCTGAGGAGCTCGCCAAACTCAAGACCGCTGAGGCGGAGATCAACACCCTGCGTGAGAAGCTGCAGAGCTACGAGAAGGAGATCACCGGCGTCAAGCTGGAGGCCACCGAGGAGTATCAGCGCAGCGTGACACAGCCCCTCGACACCCTCCGCAGCACGGTCCAGGATCTGGCCGACACCTACGACCTTGACCTCGAAGCCCTGAATTCCGCCGTGGTGGAGGACAACCGCAAGGAGCGCGTCAAGAAGCTCGCTCAGCTGGCGGAGACCATGCTGGAACCCGACCGACTGAAGCTCTACCGCGCTGCGGAGGACTTTGACAAGATCGTGGACACCAAGGCCTCCCTTGAGGAAAACGCCGCCGAGACGCTCAAGCGCTTCGAGGTCGAGCGTGCCGAGACGGCCCGCAAGCAGTCCGTCGAGGAGCTCCGCAAGCACAAGGAGGCTGCCGACCAGACCTGGGAACTGATGACCCGTAAGCTGCCCATGCTCGCTGATGAGTCCACAGCTAAGGCGATCCGGGCGGAAGCTGACACGGTCGACTTCAACACGGCCGACCCCGGCCTCCGTGCCTATGCAGCTTATGCGGGCGCCGCGCTGCCGCGTCTCGTCAAGACTCTGCGTGCCAACGAGTCCCGCATCGCTGAGCTGGAGCGGCAGATCGCCGCCTACAAAGGTTCGGCCCCCGCCGCTGGCAGTGGTGGTTCCGGGACGGCCCCCGCGCTCAAGCCCGGGACCTCGTTCCTTGACTCGATCGAAGCCGGCTTTGCGGGGCGGTGAGGATTTTTCTTGACTGACAGGGGGCTCGTCATAGTTTGACGGTGAGTTCGCTCGGTATCTCCGAAACCGTTCACCGTCAGAGTTTGAGCCTACCTTCCCTTGGCTCGGGGAGCCCACCTGTCAGTCAACCCTCTCCTACACCCCCACTTCCATGCCTGCCGCTTCCCTCTCCGCCGCTCAGCTCGACTCCGTGAATTCCATCCTCGTCAACGAGGCTGGCCGCATCGGGCCTGACATCTACACCAAGTCCCTCAACACGTCCGCCTGGATCAACCTCGCTCAGCGTGGTTCGTTCCCTGACGAGATGGGCGACCAGATCAACGTCCTCACCTGGGAGCGCTCGCTGCCTGGCGACGGCTCCGCCCTGACCTGGACCGACATCAACACCCAGACCTACTTCGACAACGCGAGCGCCGACGGCTCCCCCACGGCCTTCGCTTCGCCGAACAACTGCCTCCCGACTCCCGCCGTCATCGGTTTCGGTCAGACGGTCCGCTCCTACGGCCTCAAGCAGGCCGCGGTCCACAGCCCGAAGATCTGCGTCCATGACCTCCGCTTCGCCGCGAAGCGCAAGGACCAGCTCACCGCGATGTTCAACATCCTGAAGGACAACACCAAGTGGGCCTGGGAAACCTATTACCGCTCCGCCTACACCGACCTGGCTGAGCACAAGGTGGTCGTCCAGACTGGCATGACCGACGTCGAAGGTGCCACCACCTGGGCTCAGCCTGCGGGTGCTGACGGCGCTGCTCAGACGGCCAACATGCGCCACATCTCCCAGGGCATCCTGGACCGCCTCTACCTCAAGCTCGTCCGTGAAGGCGCCGAGCCCTGGGGCATGGAGAACGGCCGCCCGGTGTTCGCCATCGTCCTCAGCCCTGAAGCCCAGGAATTCCTGTTCCGCGGCATCGGCGGCCTGAACCTGCGTGACGACTTCCGCTACAACAACTCCCGGGTGAACGAGCTGCTCGCTCCCCTCGGCGTTGAGCGGAGCTACAAGGGCTGGTTCTACCTCGTGGACATGTTCCCCCGCCGGTTCAACATCAACACTGGCGGCACCGCCTACGTTGAGGTCCTGCCCTTCGTCCCCGCTGAGACGACCAACGGTCGCAAGTTCGTGCTCAACGCGGCCTACGAGGTCGCCGACATCGAAGAGGCCTATGTCTACGTCCGCGAGGCCGTGGAGTTCCAGGTGCCGAAGCCCATCACCTCCCCTGGTGGCGGCACCAGCTTCACCGCCCAGAACTACATGGGCGACTTCCGCTGGATGAACATCCTGCACGAGACCGACAACCCGGACGGCACCATCGGCCGCTTCCGCGGTGTGATGAGCTGCGCTTCCAAGCCGGTCGCCCCCGACCTGGCCACGGTGCTCCGCTTCCGCCGCTGCGCCCCGAGCGTTGCTGGCCTGGCCTGCGACGCCACCAGCGATCCTACCCCGGTCGCCCCCTAATCAGTGACTACGGGGAGGAGGCAACCCCTCCTCCCCTGAATCCCTGATCCCCTCCCACCCACCACCCGCACCCCTATGACCAGCTTCCCTGTCCCGCCTGAATTTGACGTTCCTGAGGGCAAGAAGGCTGGTGATACCTTCGAGGCAATGGCCGAGCTCCGGCTGGAGCCCGACGGCAAGCTGACCCTCGTCAGCCTTGAGGGTTGCGAGTGTGGTGAGGAGATGGAGGATGACGGCGAACCGGAGGACGATTCCGCCCCTGGCAAAGGTTTCGTCAACCAGGTCGAGATCAAGTTTGGCAGCGCCGGCTTGGACTGAAGCTGATGAAACTGCACGTCGCTCTCCCTGATAACACGCTAGTCACCACCCCACGAGCCCGCACCCCCGTCCGTAAGTTGACGGCACGGCGCGGCGACGTGCTGGAGGTTGACGTATCGTTCTCCCGCGATGGACGCCCTGGTTCACTGCCTGCGGGCAGCACCGTCGCCCTTGCTGTCTATGCTGGACCCGGGTCTCGCACCCCGCTGGTCTTCGCCAACAACCCAACCCTGCTCGGCCGAGGCACGTCCTCGGTCTACCATTTTCCGGCTGTCAGCCTTGCACTTGACTCGCTCGGCACGTCCTTCGCCTCGCAGCGGGTCGTGCCCCTGGCCCTGGAGGTCCGTGTGACTTCCGGCTACTCCTCGTTTGCCACGGCCCCGGTAACCCTGGAGGTCAGCCAGTCCGCCCTGATCGCCGGCGCCACGCCGCCTGTGCTTGAGACTGTGCCCTCCACACCGCTCTACATCCGCGAGATCACCGCCCTCACCGGCGGAGGCGGCACCGCCCTTGACGGCGTCCCGACCATCGGCCGAGATGGCCTGGTCGTCATGTGCTACGTCTCCGGCGAGATGCAGACCTGGAGGCTGTTCACAGGCACAGATGCGGAGAACCCCTCCGCCGGTGTGGTCCGCCCGGATGACTACCACGCCACCTCCAACCAGCGCGTCTGGAAGCGAGTTCTCTAATCCCATGCGCCCTCCCTACCTACTGATCCTCCTGCTGCTCCCTCTGCTGGCTTTTGGTCAGACGAAGACCGTCACCAAAACCATCAGCACCAACGCTCTGACGGAGAGCTTCGTCGTTCCGTCAGGGGCCTCGGTCACCATCAGTCCCGGGGCGAGCATCATCAACCAGGGCACCGCCACCGGGTTTGACACTTCGATCACCGTTCCCTGGGCGAATATCACCAGCAAGCCGACGACCCTCTCTGGGTTCGGCATCACCGACGGCGTCACCGCATCTGCTGTTGCTGCAGGGTATCAACCCCTTGACGGTGACCTCACCAGCATTGCTGCCCTGGCGACGAACTCTTTCGGCCGCGGACTCCTGACCCTTGAAAGCGCCGCAGCCGTTCGATCCGCCATCGGGCTCGGCACCCTCGCCACCCAAAATGGCAACATCTCCGACTACCTGACGACCGCCGGCGCCTCGACGTCTTACCAGCCCCTTGACGCTGACCTCACCAGCATTGCGGCCCTTTCGACGTCTATTTTTGGTCGGAGCCTCCTCACTCAGGCGGACGCCTCTGCTACTCGCACGACCCTTGGACTTGGAACGCTGGCAACGCAGAACGGCAACCTCTCTGACTACCTGACGTCCGCCGGCGCCGCGACGTCTTACCAGCCCCTTGACGCTGACTTGACGAGCATCGCCGCCCTTACCACAGACTCATTCGGGCGCAGCCTGTTGACGCAGACCAGCGCGTCGGCCACGCGAACGCTGCTCGGGCTCGGCACCCTCGCCACCCAAAGCGGCACCATCTCCGATTACCTGACGACAGCCAGTGCTGCGACGACTTACCAACCCCGCGACACTGACCTGCTCAACATTGCAGCGCTCTCCACGGCCGAGTATGGGCGGAACCTCTTGACCCTGGCCTCAGCCCGAGCTGCGCGGCAGGCTACCGGGGTCGAAAATGTTATCGCCGCGTCTCCTGAGACGACGCGGCTCACGGTGTCCGGCATCCTCGCCAACGCTTACATCGCTGTCCCCACCTCTGCGGCGACGTATAATTTTTACTGGTGGCTCGTTGACGGTGTTGGCACCCCTCCGCCCGCTTATGCTGGGGTCACCAACGTCGCCGTTCCCGTTGACTCTTCCCAGGATATTTACGCCTGGGCGGCCGCCCTCGGTAGCGCGACCGGCGGAACGGTGTCCGGTAACATGGTCGAGATCATCCATCCAGTCACTCCCAGTGGAGGGGTTTCCGTCGATTCTGCTGGGGGCACCGTTTCTGCTTCTGTGATTGTTGCTGGATCTCTCGAAGACTACAAGCTCTACCCGATTCGCGGCGACGACCTGAAGATCATCGACCAGGTCAACGGGGCGATCCCCTATTTCTTCGACGTGTGGCGGGCACTTGTTCCTGTGGGCGAGGGCGGGCTCGTCAAACTATCTCCCGGCGAGTCCCCGACCATCTACCCGGTCCGGCAGGGGAAGCACGCCGCCCTATCCAGTGACTTTGCCACGACCAGCTCCACCCTGGCCAACGTCATGTCTGTGTCTCTCGACGCCAGCACGGCCTATCTGGTGGTGGCTACTGGGCCGCATACCACAAGCGTTACGACCGAGGGGACGTTTTTGAGCTTGGGGGCGGACGGCAGCGTCAGCTCCGTGGTGTTCATGTCCGTCAACTTCATTGGCATCAACACGCTGAATGGAGTGAGCATCTCCACAACGCTGAATGGCTACTCTGGGGGCGCCCTGACTGGGCCTGGACCGACGGTTTCCCGCCCGTTTATACTGATCGGGTATGTGGTGACATCCAGCAGCCCCGTCAACCTCAGCCTACGCGCTGCCACTGAGACCACCGGCACGAGCACTCTCAAAGCAGGCTCGGTCCTCACCGCCATCCCCATCCACTGACCATGACGCTCATCGACCACCTCCGGCTTGTCTGGCCTTCGCGCACCCTCGTCGCACGAGGCCCCACCATTGACGACGTCACCTTTGACGATGGGCTGCCCCCACCGACCGCCGAAGAACTCGCCGCCACCGAGTCTCTGGCACAGGCCCTCTTTGCCGCCGAATCCGCGGCGGTGCCAGGCGACACCCTCGTCTCGCTGGCCTCCCTCAAGATCGCGCTTGGGCAGCAGGTCTTCGACGAGATCACTGCCTTTCTACCCACCATTCAAGACCCTGACTTCAAGTTCCGGGCCACTGTCTGGTGGACGGGGGGCGGCAACGTCCGGCGAGATCATCCAGTCGTCGAACAATTTCGCCTTGCCCTCAACAAGACCCAGAGCCAGGTGGACGCATGGTTCTCCGCCGCTGTTGCTCTCGACAACATGTGACGCCCATGACACACCACGCCCACGACTACATGCAGACCACTCTGACAGCAGTCATTGGAGGGACCTTCAACCTCCTGGCTTTCCTCGTCTCCATGCAGGACATCGAAGCGTGGCTGCGCATCAGCTCACTTGTGGTCGGCAACCTTGTCGGCTTTCTGACGATCGTGAAACTGGTCCTCGCCATCCGGGCGCGGAAGAAGCTGGTTGACGGTGACGACCTTTGACGTCAGGTTTTGACGCTATGAACTCCCCCACCTCCAAGACCACCATCCTCGGCGTGCTCACCATCATCGCCGCCGTCTCCAACGCCGCCGTGAACTTCCTCAAGACCGGCACCGTCGGCGACATCGGCGAAGTCATGGCCCTCGTCATGGGTGGTTACGGCCTCATCAAA